GCTACCTCAACATGACGGCCATCGAGTTAGAGAACCCCCAATACAAGGACACCCACATGATTAAGGGCGACTTGCCAAAGGAGGTGCGCGAGGCCATGACCGACGAGCAGCAGCGAGCAACCCCAATTCTCGGCAACCTGCGACCTATCCAGCCCAAGCCACAGGCCACCATGAACGTAGGCGGCGAGGCTCCCTTTGAGCAGATAGACGCTGACGGTGACGATCTGCCGTTCTGACGCGAGACATTCACGCTCTACACATCAACTTGTCGGGGTAAGGCCAACACCTGCCCCGACGAGCCGTGTAGAACAATAGAAAACAACGAGAAACAACGAAATTACACATGAGCAAGGAACTTACCAGCGGAGCGAAGAAAACGCGCTCTCGCCAAAAATCGGGAAAAATAACTATACACCAGCCGCCACAGACGGAGTCTGATATGTTCACGCGGTTATGCCATTCGGAACTCCATGTAGAGTGCATCAAGGAGCATCGTTTCTACCAGCCGCGCAAGTGGCGTTTCGACTATGCCCTGCCCCGTTACAAGATTGCCGTCGAGGTCGAGGGCGGTGTTTGGACGGGAGGCCGACACATCAGACCCGAGGGCTTCCTTGGGGACATCGAGAAGTACAACACGGCAACCCTCCTCGGATGGCGCGTATTCCGCACAACACCCGACAATCTTATCACGGGAAAGACCATTCTTTTGCTAAAAAATGCTATTTCGGGGGCTTTTTGTACCCAAAATGTGCAGATTTTAGCTGAAAAGTGATTATATTATAAGCATTTTGTGTAATTTTGCAAGCAAAACATGTATAATTATCATTTCTGTTTGAACCATGATTAGATTTTCAGAATTTGTTTCGCTGGGACACCCCGACAAGATAGCAGACTACATCAGTCAGTACCTGCTTGACCGTTACATCGAGCGAGACCCCGACACGCGCTATGCGGTGGAGGTACAAATCAAGAACTTCAAAGTGACGCTCGGAGGCGAGGTCAGCAGCAAGGCAAGTTTCTCTGACGAGCAGATTGCAGACTACGTCCGCGAGGCCGTGAATGACATCGGCTATACGCGTGAGTACATGGCGAAGTGGGGACATGAGAATACTATCTGCGGCGACCTGTTGGACGTGTCCGTACTCATACGGCAACAGTCCTCTGACATCGCACAGGGTGTTGACAATCACGGCTGGGGCGACCAAGGCATTTTCTTCGGTATGGCCTCCTACGACAAGCAGACCTGCGGAATGCCCTACGACCACACGCTGGCGAAGCGGCTCTGCAAGGCTCTCTTTGACAGCGGTATCGGTGGACTCGACATCAAGACGCAGATCGTCACGGACAACAACCGCGTCCGCAAGGTCATTGTAGCCATTCCCCTGCTTCCCGACACCCCAATTCGCAAGGTCAAGAAGTTCATCAAGTCAAAACTGCGTGGGCTTCACGGCTATCAGCTCATCGTCAACGGAACAGGCCGCTACGTTCAGCACTCCAGCATAGCCGACTGCGGTACAACAGGTCGCAAACTCGCGGTTGACTTCTACGGTGGCAACTGCAAGATAGGCGGTGGCTGTCCTTGGACGAAAGACGCTTCCAAGGCCGACCTGACGCTCAATCTCGCAGCCCGTCGCCTCGCAAAGAACTACGCTATGGCGAACCAATGCGACGTGTACGTTTCTCTGGCTTGCTGCATCGGCAAGAAACAGGTTGACGTACTCATTACCGACGCTGTGGGCAACGTGTTCGTAGAGGGCAATTGGGATATAGACCCCGTAGAACTCCGCAAGGCATACGGACTCGACAAGCCCATCTACGCCTCAATGTGCCGCTGGGGTCTTTTCGGAGAGTACCAGGCAGACAAGGCTTGGGAGTAATTACATTCAATTCACTAACAAACAAATAGTTACACAATGAAAACAGAAAAGGTGCTGCTTTCGCAGTTGAAAGTAAATGCGGCCAATCCGCGTACTATCACAGACCGCAAACTGCGGCTTTTGGTGGAGCGTCTGCTGGCGTTCCCCAAGATGATTGAGATTAGACCCGTCGTAGTTGACGAGAAGATGACAGCCCTCGGAGGCAACATGCGCTTACGGGCTTTCAGTGTCATTAGCCACATGACCCTCGACGATATAGCCGAGACGCTCGCCAAGACAAAGAACTTCCAGCGCATGAAGAAAGCCGAGCAGGAAAAGTTGCTGGGCGAGTGGCAGAAGTGGCTCGAAAAGCCGACCGTCGAGGTAGTCAAGGCTTCCTCCCTGTCAGAGGCCGAGAAAAAGGAGTTCATCATTGCCGATAACGCCTCATTCGGTGAATGGGACTACGACAAGTTGGCTAACGAGTGGGACAACAACGACCTCGTAAATTGGGGCTTGGACGTATGGCAACCCGAACCACCACAGGGCAGTAGCGGAGGCGGCTCTAACGCTGGCAGTCTTGCAGCGGCAGAGAATGCAGGGGAACAGCCGTTTGACGGTAGCAACCTGCCTCCCGAACTGCAAGGTGCTGACATCAACCCCGACGACCTGCCAAAGATTGAGGGCGATAACGCCACGGCCATGGAGCGCGTCATACTCGTCTATCCCAAGGACAGAGCCGACGAGATAGCCCAACTGCTGGGGCTTCCCAAGATTGAGAAAGTCGTGTACAGCATCAAGGAACTATTCCCCGACGAGGAGCAGCCAGCCGAGGAGCAAACCAATGAGAGTGAGTAATGACCTACGACGAATACATAGCATACCACAGACAAGGTGACGCAGGGGTAGAGGAACGCATGATAGCCTCGCTCTGCCGTCACTTTGCGCTTTCGGGCTGGGACGCATTTAGGCTCATCTACTTCTACACTATGACCTACCACATACCAAGTGCGCTGGCCATGCTGATAGACGGGGAGCGCGACATGAAGCGTCTGCACTTCCGCACCGACCGTCGCTATGTCCGCTGCAATGGTGCATATCCGCGACTCCTGCAGGAACTGACCCGTGACAAGTACGAGCGGCTGCTGACCGTCAAGACCACACAGGAGGCATACAACGTAGTCAAGGAGTGGTATTTCTTCGGACGCTATGCGACCTACCTGTTCCTCGAGGTGTACTGCAACGTGTTCTCACCTCAATGGGTGGATAACGTGGCCTACGGCTGGGAACCCGACGAGAACTACACGAAAGGGGCTATCTCGATAACGAGGAGCAACGAACGGGCGGTGCTTGATAACTTCCTCAACAGGGCGAAAATCGACGCAGGAGACAATGCTTTCGCAATCGAGACGAGTCTGTGCGCGGTCGAGAAGTTCAACAAGGGTACTCGTTGGAATGGCTACTACACGGAGCGGATGCTGGAGGAGGCCAAGGGTACCAAGTACGAAACACTCATCTATCAACTTGCACAATGAAGAAATGAACGGGAAACGACCAAAGACCTGCGTGTTCATAACAGGAACTAACGCGGTGGGAAAATCTGCCCTTGCTTGGGCTATCATAGACCGTTACGGCGGTGTTGATAGGATAACCAACGACGTGACCTACTGCGTCGAGGGTAGTATATGCCTCGCTGGTAAGTACGGAGTGACCCGTTACGGCGGTGTTGATAGGATAACCAACGACAAGGGCAGTTCTTGTACCTCTATGCTGGCGGCGGTAGTTGAGGAGGGCTTGGCTCATGCCGACGTGATGATCTGCGAGGGGTCATTCATGAACACATTCGGGCTGAACCTCACAAATGCCATGTTCAAGGCCGACCGCCACCTAATCGTGTCCCTGTATTCGGACGTAACGACCATATACAACCGTATCGTTGGTAGAAGCAATGGGAAGTACGGGACGGGCAAGCGCAACTGGCCTACTATCGTGCGCAAGCAGAAACAGGCCATGGTAGCAGCGCAGAAGTGGCAGTCTATCGGGGTCAAGGTGCTGCAAATCAATACGGCCACCGTGACCGTCGAGGAGGAACTGAACCAAGTAATAAACGCCATTGAACAACTATGTGGAGAGCCTTTGACATCAAGGTAGCCAAGGAAATCTGCTACGGCTGCAACTCCCCTGTGAGCAAGGCCGCTTACAACTACTTCCGCACGGCTATGTTCCGCACCCCCGACAAGGTGTGGGCTGAACTCTACAGCGACCAGGCTCTCTACTTCGCGATGCGAGCGCGAGACCATGTGCGCCTCATTGAGATAGCCGTCCGCAGTCAGTACCAAGGCCGAGGAATTGGCCGAGAGGTGCTTTTCCGCTTGCTCTCGCGCATGAAAGCCGCTGGCCTGTATAAACTCACATTCCGCACCCCAATCGTTGAAGAGGCGCAAAAATACTGGCTTCATATCGGAGCGCGTATCGTGGACGTGAAAGGTGAGGACTACGAAATGGAACTAACAATCAAACAAGACAAGTAATTATGGCATACTATCAATCCCCAAGGTGGAGCGCGGAGATAGCCGACTGCTCCATGCCTATGACCTTTGACACCTATAGCAACTGCGCTTTCGGCTGTATGTATTGTTTCAGTCAGTACCAGCGCGGCATCGGTGGTGCCAAGGAACACTACCTCGCCAAGGAGGTGAACCCCGTCAATGTGGAGCGCATCAAGAAGATGTTCCTCGAACCCGACAAGTACGCTGGGCAGTTTGCCGAGTACATCAAGCAGCGTCGCGTCATGCAATGGGGCGGTCTCTCTGACCAATTCGACGGCTTCGAGCGTAAGTACGGCAAGTCTCTCGAACTGCTCCGTTTCTTCAAGGAGATAGACTACCCTCTCTGCTTCTCAACGAAAGCAACGTGGTGGACTAAAGACGAGCGGTACATGGAACTTGTGCGCGGCCAGCACAATTGGAATTTCAAATTCTCCATTATCACGCTCGACGAGGAGAAAGCCCGTATCATTGAAAAGGGTGTGCCGTCGCCAATGGAGAGGCTGGAGGCTATCAGACGCATTGCCGAGGCCGACGCTGGAGGGGCTACCCTGCGATTGCGTCCGTTCATCATAGGCGTTTCAACTCCTACCTACCTCGACCTGATACGCGAGGCCAGCCAGCGAGGGGCAACAGCCCTCTCTACGGAGTTCTTCTGCGTAGAACAGCGCAGTCAGACACTAAAGGAGTACATGCCTACCCTCTCTGAACTCTGCGGCTTCGACCTCATGGCGTTCTACAAGAAATACAGCGTGGCACAGGGCTACCTCCGACTGAACAGGAAAGTCAAGCGTCCTTTCATCGAGAACATGAAACAGGTGTGTGACGAGGTGGGTATGCGCTTCTATGTGTCCGACGCTCATTTCAAGGAGTTATGTCACAACGGATCGTGCTGCGGCCTCCCTCCAACTTGGAACTACTCTCGCGGTCAGTTCTGTGAGGCTCTGCAACTCTGCAAGAAAAACGGACAGGTGACTTGGGATGAAATCAAGCCCGACATCGAGAGTCTGCATCAGTACGATTGGGGCAGGGCTTCGGGCTTCAACGCCAACAGCAGCGAGAAGTGTGCGCAGTTCTACGCTATGAGCATGGCCGAGTACATGCGCTGGCTATGGAACAACCCACAGGCTGGGCAGTCGCCTTACAAGATGTTCGAGGGCGTAATGCACCCGTCGGGTAAGGACGCGAACGGAAATATCATCTACACTTACAACCATAACAGGACTATATGAACAAAAAACGGAATACACAACGGCGCAACCACCTAAAGGAGGGGCGCAAGGAGATTATCGCTCCGCTCTACAAGCGCGGCTGGAGCATAGCGAAGATAGCCGAGGAGGTGCGCACTCGCCTCAATACCACCTGCTCTACCCGTACCGTGTGGAATGACATCAACGAACTGCTTGACGAATGGAGGGCGGCTCGTATCAACGATGTTGACCAGCGGCTACAGCTGGAGTTGGAGCGTATCGACGATGCGGTGTGCGAACTATGGGAGCAATGGGATAAGAGCAAGGAGGACTGGGTGCGTGAGTACAACAAGCGCGTCGGTGTCCCCGTGCCTCAGACCGACGAGAACGGCCAGCCCGTAGGCGAGGCTACCGAGATTGCCACCGTCAAGCGTGAGAATAAGACCGAGAACGTGATAGGACTCGGCAACCCTGCATACATTGCGGAGATACGCCAGCAGTTGTCGGAACGTCGTAAACTGCTCGGACTCTATGCCGCTACCAAGACAGAGGTAACGGGCAAGGACGGCACACCTCTCATTCCTGCGGAAAAGATGTCCGAGGAGGAGATACAGGCTGAGATTGAGCGCATAAAGGCAAGTAGAAGTCATTAACAAGCATATGGACTACAGCACGGCTATGAGACTATTGGAACTTGAACGGGAGTTGCACAAGAGAGACGCACGTATGCGCTTTCCTGTGTTTCTCGACTACACCACGCCCTCATACGACCGTCAGTGGTTTCATACACTCATTGCCGAGAAGTGCCAGCAGTTGCTGGAGGGTACGCTGGGGAGTGACCGCCTCATGCTCTTTGTACCTCCGCAGCACGGTAAGAGTGAGATTGTCAGCCGTAAGTTCCCTGCCTGGGCTTTGGGTGTCAACCCCCTGTTGAAGATTGTCGGCTCCTCGTACAGCGCAGACCTCGCACAGCAGTTCAGCCGTGCCATACAGCGCACCATTGACAGCAGCGAGTACAGCGACGTGTTCCCTCAGACCTACCTCAACAACATGCGCGTCAAGACGGACACACAGCGCGGCTGGCTCCGTAATGTTGACCAATTCGAGACGGTAGGCTACGGCGGTTTCTACAAGGCCGTCGGTGTGGGTGGCTCGCTCACGGGTACACCTGTTGACTTGGGTATCATCGACGACCCTGTAAAGGACGCGCTGGAGGCTGGCTCCGAAACGTACCGCAACCGCATTTGGGATTGGTACACGGACGTGTTCCTTACCCGTCTGCACAACAACTCGAAACAGATACTCATTATGACGCGCTGGCATGAGGATGACCTTGCTGGCCGTCTGTTGGAACGGGAACCCGAAAAGTGGACGGTGGTAAGCATACCAGCCATACGCGAGGATATGAACAACCCCGAAGACCCCCGACAACTCGGAGAGGCACTTTGGGAGGACAGGCACTCGCTGGAGCGTCTGAAAGACGTTGAGCAGCGAAGCCCCCGTACATTCGCGGCACTCTATCAGCAGCGGCCTACCATTGCTGGCGGTAACATCATCAAGCGCGAGTGGTTTCAGCATATCAAGGTGGCCGACTTCAAGCGCATCTATGACGGCGAGCCTATTGTTTTCTTCCTCGACACCGCCTACACCGACAAGACCAGCAACGACCCGTCGGGTATCATTGCGACCTGCAAGATTGGAGGCGACCTATATATCACTCACGCCCACAAGGTGCAGATGAAGTTCCCCGATCTGCTCCGCTTCATTCCGCAGTACGTCGAGGCGCACGGCTACAGCCGACGCTCCACCGTCCGCATAGAACCCAAGGCCAACGGTATCTCTGTCATAGACCAACTGAAAGAGACATCGGGGCTGAACGTGGTAAACACACCCAGCCCAAAGGACAGCAAGGAAACACGCCTCTATGCCGCCTCGCCAACCGTTGAGAGCGGTCGTGTCATACTCGTTGACGGCGCATGGAACGAGGCTTTCGAGGATGAAATATGCGGCTTCCCTGCCAAGCCTCATGATGAGTACGTCGATATTCTCGGCTACGCCATTGACTATCATATCAGCAACCCGTTCAAGCCTATAGACAAGGCGAAGACAGCAAAGAAAGTGTACTAACAACCCCAAATTTCATATCATTATGCCTACAATTCAAGACATCATCAAGAAAGAACGCCCTGCATCCGAAATCATCGGTGACCTCAAAGACAAGGCGTTTCCCGTCCCTGCATGGGGCAGTTGTGGTAGCCGCAAGGGTCTCGTATCTGAATACGACCCCAAGAAGCACCCTGTAATGAACAAAGCCCTGTACCCCGACGTTGTGGAGGATGACGGCAGTATTGACTACGTTACACGCATAACGTACAACCTCCAGCAGTTGGCCGTGAAGCGCATGACGGAGTTGTGCTGCGGTATTCCCGTGAAGCGTGTCTATTCCCCCGAGGATGACAAGCAGAAGGACGTAGCGAACTACCTCGAAAAAATCTTCATGCAGAACCGCATCGACAGCGTGAACAATGAGCGTCTGACTATGCTGTTCGCTGGCTGTGAGGTGCTGACGCTGTGGTACGCAGTAGAGGAAAAGCACAAGAAATACGGCTTCGACTCTATGCTGAAATTCCGCTGCAAGAATTACTCCCCGATGCTGGGTGACAACCTCTATCCGCTCATGGACGAAATGGGCGACATGATTGCACTCTCTATCGGCTACAAGCGTAAGGTGGCTAACAAGACCGTGTCCTACTTCGACACCTACACCGCCACAAATCATTACAAGTGGCAGGACAACGGTAGCGGAGGCTGGGAGATCGTCGAGGAGGACGATATTTCCAAGGTCGGCAAGATACCAGGAGTCTATGCGTGGCGACCAACCCCCATTTGGGAGGACACCAGCAAGATTGTGTACGAAATGGAATGGAGCGTCAGCCGTAACGGTAACTACCTGCGTAAAAACTCCAAGCCCCTGTTCTGTGTGTTTGCCGACGAGGAGATAGACTTCGGTGAGGAGGGCAACGAAAACAGCGAGTTCAAGAGCGTCCTGCAGTACCCCAAGGGCAGCACCGCTGGCTATGTCACATGGGCACAGGCCATTGACAACTTGAAGTTCCACATCACGGAACTGCGTCAGTCTTTCTTCACGCAGTTGCAACTCCCCGACTGGTCGTATGAGAGCATGAAAGCCAATCCCATGAGCGGAGAGAGCCGTAAGCAGTTGTTCATCGACGCGCAACTGAAAGTGAAAGACGAGTCTGGCCGTTTGCTGGAGTTCTTCGACCGTGAGGTTAACGTGGTCAAGGCGTTCTTGAAAGTCGCCCTCGGAGAGGACTACCACGAAGCCGTTGACGCGCTCCCTGTTGAGAATGTCGTTACGGCGTTCACTATCACGGAGGAGAAAGACACCATTTCCAACCTCATGATGGCTAACGGCAACAAGCCAATTATGAGCCAGCGCGAGGCCATTGAGGAGTTCGGACACTCTGACGATGTGGACGCTACCTTGGCCGAGATACAGCAAGATAGCCAGTTAGACGCATTTTCTCTGACCGAGTAGTAAGTTATACAACCTACCATGAGAAAAGCGACGAGACGCAACGGGAGGGTGCAGGAGCGGCCTCAATACAAGTGCCGTCACTGCGCCAACTCCTATGATTGGCACGAGATAGGGTACGACGGCAAGCCGTTCCTGTGCCGATGTCCTTATAAGCAGCAGGGCGGCAAGTATTGTATCTTCCTCAATGACCCAGCCTGTGATGATAATTTCAAACTGAGACCCGAATATGCCGAGACCGACAAACAAGTATGACCGTCAGCACCTGCTACACCTACAGCAGTTGCAGCGTCAGATAGATGCCATATACAATGAGGCGACCCGTGAGGCCGCTGCAATTGGTATGACCATTCAGGACTTCAACCCCGACAGGCCGTTTACGTTTGATGATTACCCCAATACTCGCGAGCGCGTGGAGCGTCTGATGATGAGTTTCAAGGCGGCAGTCGAGGTGTGTGTGGTGAACGGAGTGGAAAGCGAGTGGACGCTTGCCAACAACAAGAACAACGAACTCGCCAACCGTGTATTTGGCAAGAACGTAGGACGGCTTACACAGGAGCAGTACCGACGCTACTACAGCACCAACGAGGCAGCGCGTGATGCTTTCCTCCAGCGTAAGGAGCGAGGTCTGTCACTCTCCGATAGGGTGTGGCGGTACACGGGAGCGTTCAAGGATGAGATTGAAATGGGTCTTGACCTCGGCCTACGGGGTGGCTTGTCAGCCGACCAAATGACGCACGATCTGCGGCAGTACCTCCAGCACCCCGATACACTATTCCGCAGGGTGCGCGACGAGCACGGTATCTTGCACCTGTCTAAACACGCGGCTACGTTTCATCCTGGCCGTGGTGTGTACCGTTCCTCGTACATGAACGCCCGACGGCTGGCCGCTACGGAGGGCAATATCGCCTACAGAACGAGCGACCACACGCGCTGGCAGCAGATGGACTTTGTCGTAGGCATAGAGATACACCTGTCTAACAACCACACCTGCCTCGGACGTGACGGCAAGCCGCACCCGTTCCATGACATGTGCGACGAACTCGCTGGCCGCTACCCCAAGGACTTCAAGTTTACGGGCTGGCACCCTCATTGCCGATGCTATGCCACCTCAATACTGAAAACAGACGAGGAGATTGCCCGTGACACGCAGAAGATACTCAACGGGGAACCGCTGGACGGTGAGAGCGTGAATAAGGTTGCGGACGTTCCCGACGCTTTCAAGGAGTGGCTGGCTAACAATGAGGAGCGAGCCGCCACAAGTTACTCTGTGCCGTACTTCCTAAAGGACAATATGCAGTACGTTCCGCAGGAACTTCGGGAGGCCTATGCCTCGCGTATGCCATACGACACCTACGAGGAATATGCCAAGGCCATGCGCTACAACCGACAGCACGCCCATTTCTCTACTCCCATACGAAAGAACAACGCAGAACTCTCGAGACTGCTTCCCGTCGTACAGGGCAAGATAATGAACTTCACGGAGGCCGACGGCGGTAGCGGCAACCCCGACTACGGCATAGAAAACGCCTCTGAACTCGGCTTCCACCACAACTGCCAAACCTGCACCATGGCCTATGAACTGAGGCGCAGGGGCTTCGATGTGGAGGCGCGAGCCAACCCCGTTGTAAAGGGCTTCAAGAAATACAGGGAGTTCAGTAAGTTTTGCAATACCAAGCGTATAGAATGGACTGACCGCTTCCTAAACGCTGACGGGTCAAAGACAGACTATGCCTGGTCGAGTGCTGCAAGTCTCGCGGACATGTCCGAGGCAAAACGGGCTTTCATCTATGGAAAGACAAGGGATGAGGGACGTTATGAGGTCTATTGCGCATGGAAAGGAAAGGACGCTGGAGCGCATGTTTTCATTGTCGAGAGAACTGCTGACGGCGACTTGGTATGGTTTGACCCTCAGTCGGGAAAGAAAGGTAGGGATATTGCCAATTATGCTTCGAGCATGAAGCCAGCGTCTATAGGAGTACTTCGGATTGACGACAAAATCATCAACCCGAAGTTTGTAAGCAGGTTATTGAAGGCGAGAAAGTAGGTCGAGGCTGTCAAGGCCAGACACTACCTTTGTCTTATGCCCGTTCCACAGGATATAGGTCGGCAGTCCTGTCGGATCGGGCTTTTCGCTTTCCTCCCTGTGTTCGGCATATACTTCGGAGCCGTCCACGACTCCCACTAACTCAGCCTCTCCGCAGAATAGTTTCCCTGCGATGGCTGTCACTTCATTTGGAATTGTCTTGCTCATAATCGTCTGCAAAGGTAAGTTATTTTTATCAGATTTTGCGCGAGTTCAACGAAAATGTTCCGCTTGGGCGGTTTATTGCCCGTCGGACTTCTGTTTGCGAGAGGCCGCTTTCTGCGCCTTGCGCGTTATAGCCTCACGGGACACTACACAGAGTTTATTCGCGTAGGACTTCCCCTCTGATATACCAGCGTTCCAAAGGCACTCTACCTTGCAGCCCACCTGTTCGGGCGTGAACACCTCGTAGATTGCTGCAAGGCTACCGAAGTAGAAGTCTGTCTTGGCTGGCTGGTCGGCCAGCGGCGGCTCGTTGAACCGCACCCGTATGATATTTTCTGTTGCCATAGTTCTATTCGCCCGTCAAGCCGTTAGCCCAGCCTCTAATGTTGTTTTCTATTGTCGCCACACTCCCTATGAGATAGGCGATTTTCTTTTCTTTTTTGTACGTTAGTACTTTTTCTTTATCTTTTCAGTACCCATACGAACGATAGTGAGTATGTACCCATTATCATTATCATACTCATTATCGTTATCATTATAATTATTGGTATAAGTCGTATTCACTCGTATAGGCTCGTATAGGAACGAATACGACCGTATAATTGCAGCGTTGTTGTTTAGTAGGTGTCATGGGCGGTCTTGTCATAGATGAGTGTCTTGAGTTCTGATAGTTGTTTCTCCATATCGTCGTACCAGCCCGTGAACTGACCAGCGCGGAGTGCGTCGGCTCGTTCCTTGCTGTTGTCTGCGCTGCGGTAGCGGATGCACTCACAGAGGAGGTCATACTGCTGCTTGGTAAGTTTAGGCAGAACTAAACTATACGGCTTCTGCTTCGGCTGTGGCGTTACCAACTCCGTGATACCTCGCTTGACGAGTTTCTTGGTCAGCTTCGGGTCTTCCAATTGGTCGCAGATGGCTACACGGTGTCCCTTGCGTATCAGTCGGGGCAGGTAGGTGTCGAGGGCGTGATGTGGAAAGCCAGCCATACGTGAGCCGTCCTTGCTGCTCTTGGTTAGTGTGATACCGAGGTCACGGGCTACTACCTCCGCATCATCCTCGTAGGTCTCGTAGAAGTCGCCACAACGGAACAGCAGTACTGCGTCGGGGTGCTTCTGCTTCAAGTCCTGGAACTGCTTAAAGATTGTGTCTGTCATAATCGTAGAAGAGATTTTGCCCCTCCCGACAAGCGAGAGGGGCGGTTGAACATTAGGCTGTTAACTTCACACGGCTTAACAGGTGGCCGCTGATTTCGTGCAACTCTCGGCTTCGCTCGGGTGTCAGATCGCGAGCGTGAGCGGTAATTGCCTGTGTCAGTTTCCAAAGGGTGGCTCCTCCCTGCACACCGTCCTCGGGGTCATTCTTCATCAGCAGTTTCTCTACCTCCTGCCCCTCGGCTTTCAGCAGCGCACCGCTGGAGGTCAGTTTCTTGATTTCTTTCTCCAAGTCAACCTCCATTTCCGAGGCTCCCTGTATCTCGTAGGCTTTCTCCCTGATGTTGTCGGCAGAGAACAGGCCACGGGTGAGGTCGCGCACGGCAGATACGGTGGTCTTGGTGTCGAGTTCATAGGTCTTCTGCGAGAGGGCGAGGCTGTCGGGCAGTTTGCTACCGAGGTGTACCTGCTTCATGACGGACTCGCGAACCATACCATTGAGGCAAGCACCGTTGAGCATGAACGCTCTCATATCAACTGCACCGTCCCCGTAGTCGCTGGTGGAGAAACGCGCTCCAGCGAAGATAACCACGTCGCCGTTCTTGGCGGTCGGTACCACGATAGGCTGCGGCAGGATCGTCTCAGCCCAAACCTTGGTGTCATTCATGTAAGCATCAGAGATAACGGCTCCCTGTCCTGCGGCCTCCTGCACAAATGCCGTGAGTATCTGCACCGAGTTCAGACGGCGGTAGGAGTCGGACAGGACACCGCGCACCTGCATACCGACGGTGCGAACGAGGACGCGGCTTCTCTGCGTCCAATCAGAGTGCTGGTTGAGGATTGTAGCGGCCAATTGACGCTCCCATTCCTCACCGCCAGCGAGGGTGCGGAGGTAACGCTGTGGAACTCCCATACGGTCGGCCAACTGACCTACGGCGTTGCTGTGGAGTGAGAACTGACCCTCGGGCATGTTCATCATAAGCGCGTTCCCGTTCCCGTCAAAGGTAATCACGGGCTGATGGTCGTTGCGCTTCAAGTTCACGCCCAGCGGTGCGATGTAGTCCTGTGCAATCTTACCCTCGTTGATAAGACGCTCCATGGTTGCCTGTACTCCGACGGCCTTGCCGTCAATCATTCTCTGAACTTTGTTCATTACTACCTCGTTCAGACCTTGCTGAATCGTAGGCTGTGACATTGTTGTAGTCATAATGCTGTAATTTAATTGGTTATTACTTGGGTTAAAAACACTTTCTTAATGCCAGTAGAACGAAACCTTGACACCGCGACGCAGTTTGCAGACGCAAACGTCGCCCATGCAGTTGAAAGCACGGTTGAGGAGGCGGTTAATGAGGTCGATAGCCCCGTCCAGCATACGGATGAGACCGCTAACGCCTACGAGCGTATTCACTTTCTTACCGTTCACGATACCGCTAATCTTAATCTTGAAGTTGCGGTTGATTTCGCTGGTGCTGTAGTTCAATGTTGCGTTCATGACTTAAAAACTTTAATTTTGTTCAACTTAAAAGTGATTATATTGAAATCACACCGCGAAGTTCGGGGTTATTTTCCAAATAACAAAATTTTTTCGCGGAAAAATTACTTTTTAGTTTATTTTTTAACTTTTGTTTACGTTTACGGTGTCGGAATTTAAGACTTTCTTCAACTTTATCAATTTTAGACTTCCAACCCGTCAAAATTGTAAAAATCAATAAAAATCACGCCCCAAAACGCAATTTTCTGATTATTTTGTAATCACTTTGGAAATTTATTTGTACCTTTGGCGCGGTAAACTGATTAGTAATCCAAATTGTCTGAACATGAAAGAAAGAATTTTAGCCGCATTGAAAGCCAAGTTTACGGGGGTCAATGCTAACATTCTCGACAGGATAGCCACTATGCTGGCGAAGACTGTCACAAAAGAAGAAGAGGTTGCAACCGCAGTTGAGGGGGTAACCAAGGACTACATCGACGTTATCGAGGCCTACGGCGACAGCCGAGCCACCGACACGCAGAAAACAGCCATTCTCAACTATGAGAAAAAGTACGGGCTGAAAGACGGCGAGAAGGTGCAGACAGGCACGGAGCAGACCACGACAACGACCACCACCCAGCAGCAGGGTGGCGACCCAGCCACAAATCAGTTGCTCCAGCAGTTACTTGAACAAAACAAGAAACTTGCAGAGCGGCTCGACAAGATGGACGGGGAGCGCACTACTGCCAGCCGCAAGGCAGAACTCGACAGCATTATCAACCGTCTGCCCGAGAACCAGCGCAAGGGCTACCAGCGCATCAGCGTTGACGCTCTTACCGACGAGGAGTTCACCACACTCAAAGGCGAGATTTCTTCTGAGGTTGAGACTCTGGTCAAGGAGACAGGTGCCAAGGGTGCTGTGTTCGGCAGACCCACCATCGGGGGCAAATCTACAGGAGGCTCCAGCGCGTCACCACAGGAGGCCACCGAAGCAGAAGCAACCGCTGTCGTGGACAAACTCAACATCATCTAATGTCTAACTCAAAAAATTCAGAAGACTATGCCACAAGCAAATCTGAACCGCGAGCAGTACGAAATCAACGACGGGCTGGATAGCATTGTTGTTGTGAACTGCCTCGGTGACATTCCTGGCGGTCGCACCCTCGACGTTACAGGCGTAGCATCGGGTACTACCGTAATCAAGGCTGGGCATATCATCATTGCCAGCAACAAGGGCGTGATGAAGCCTATGCCGCTGAACGGAGGAGGCACGGCCTACGGCTCTCTGCCCTCCAACCACTCTTATGTGGGCGTGCTCAAGGCTTCCGTGAGCGTCAAAGACCCTCGCGCAGCCATTCTCACTATGGGACAGGTGAATCAGGCGGCTTGTCCGTTTGCTGTCACCTCTGACATGAAAACGGCTCTGAAGAATATTCAGTGGCTGTACTAACATTGTGTAACACTAAACGAACTGAAAGAATATGCAAACAAGTCTATTCTCGGAAATCGTTGAGAAGTATTTCCGTCTTGTAATCGGCAAGATTACAGAGAAGTTCAATGACAAGAAGAACGAGCCTGTCATGCTCCACAAGACCATGTTGACGGAGGAGTACTCCGCTGACCTGTCTTGGGGTAGCACGGAACTCAATCACTCCATCGTTGCCGCTGATGTTGTGTCGCTCGACTCCTCTCTGCCATTGAAAAAGCGCGGCAAGATGGGTAACGCTTCGGGAACCATTGCCAAACTTGGTGTCAAGTTCCGCAAGGGTGAGAAGCAGATTACCAACATCAACATTATGGTTGCTCGCGGTGCTGACGAGGCTACCGTAGCGAGCAAGGTGTTTGACGATACTCCCAAGGCTGTCAAGGCTATTGATGTCCGCAAGGAAATCATGTTTGAGGAGGCTCTTTCTACAGGTATGGTACTCGTTACCGACGCGTCGGACGATGACAGCATCAACGACGGTACAGGCGTTCGCGCTGACTTCGGCTACAAGACTGAGAACACGTTCAAGAACCGCGTAGCACCTTGGGGCAAGAAAGCAGCCCGTCCTATCGACGACCTGCGTCAGATGTTCGACAAGGCCAACGAGGACAGCAACGTAATCACTCACGTCTATGTGACCAACAAGTACTTCAACTACATGCGTAACTGCATGCAGTCCAAGTTGCTTACGGCCACATTCGAGAACCAAGTCATTACCTCGCTCGCGCTCCTGCCTATCCCCTCTAAGAAAGCGTTCCTTGACGCGCTCAAAGATGAGTTCGGTGCCACTTTCCATATTGTGGACTCTGTCTTCAAGGTGGAAAAACCCGACGGCTCAACTACTGCTGTGCGTCCTTGGGTTGAGGCAAACATTGTCGGTGTTCCTGGCGAAGTTGTTGGCCGTCTCGTTTACGGTACTCTCGCAGAGGAGACCAACCCTGTTGCCAACGTGTCTTATCAGAAGTCGGGTAGCCACATCCTCGTGTCGAAGTACTCTAAGACCGACCCATTGGAGGAGTTCACCGCTGCACAGGCTCTGTGTATGCCAGTGATTGACGGTGCAGACAGCATCTATATCCTCCATGCCGACGAGGTCGCTACAGGTGCGCTGGTTATCAGTCACGACGATCTGACCGAAGAGAACGTGCTGCCTGTTGCAAAGACAGCCACCACCGCTACTCTCGGATTGGAATACAAGGGCGACACCGACCTCATCGAGGTTGAGTCAAGCGAGTCTTGGTGTACCGTCAAGAAGTCCGACGGCAAGCTGATTGTAAAGGTTGCAGCCAACAGCGCAGCCAGCGCACCAGCACGTACTGCCACCGTGACCGTAACCGACGGCTACAACACCGTTGAGATTACCGTATCACAGGCTGCTAACTCCTAAACGAGTCTGACGTATGGCTACGCACCTCGAAGCCCTAAAAAGCATCAACTCCTACCCCGTACCGCTCCGCACCCTTACTGAGACTGCGGAGCGTCGGGGTCTCGCGCTCAACGAGAACGCCACGGCAGAGAGTCTTGTCGGGAAGGCTTTCAGCCTGTGTCGTGCCGACGTACTGCTGTGGCTCTCGTATGCGCCTGACATCACACAGGGCGGTCAGTCCTACTCGTTCACGGATGAGCAGCGGACGGCCATGCGCAATCTTGCGCAACAGCTCTATGAGGAGTTCGACGAGGGGAATGCGCCCAAGACTATCTACGGCTACAAAGGCAAACGGCTATGATTATTCAGAACGGAACCATCGAGATAAAGGTCAAGACGGGCGGCGGTATCAACCGCGAGACGGGACACCCTGTCAAGCCCTCTGCGGCTTCATGGGGCAACCCTATAGCCTGTCAGTTCATAACCAACAGCCATAACAACCTCGGAGTATCAACAGGCCAGCACTTCATACAGGCATCCTATACGGTGCTGATTGAGGAGCAGCCATTTGAGGCCGAGCAGATAAGGCTAAAGGACATGAACGGCAAGACCCTCGGAGAGTTTTCTATCCTATCGGTGGAACCGCTCGAAGCCGTCTGCGAAGTAAAGATACTGATTTGACCCCGAAAAGAGGCGCGAGAAGCAACGAAAATCCGACGGTTGGATAACTTACCACCAAAGGACGGAAACGCGCTCTCGCTTCAAATTCGGTAAAAATAACTCGGAACAATGCCTATCATCCAGCAGACACCCAAGGGCGAGATTGAAGCCTACATCGCCAAGCGCACCGAGCGCATGACGGAGGCAATCATCTACAATCTGAAAGTGGTTGGGGAAAAGGTTATCAACCGAGGACGTATCACAGCCGAGAAAGGCAACGACTTCACCGACCAAACGGGCAACCTGCGTAGCAGTATCGGCTACGTTATCACGGTGGACGGCGAGGTAGTCATGGAAAGCAGTTTTGATGTAGTCAAGAACGGAGCCGAGGGCGCACAGAGCGGTCGTAAGTTTGCCAACAGCCTCGCTGGGCGTTTCCCACAGGGTATCTGCCTCATTGTGGTGGCTGGTAAGAACTACGCCAAATATGTAGCGGCTCGCGGTTATGATGTACTCGACAGCGCAGAACTGCTGGCACAGCAACTCGTTCCTCAGATGTTGAAAACTCTTGGATTGTAAAGACAACTACTCATGGCAAAGACAAGCAGACAGGTACAGGGTGACATCTACCAACTCCTACGCGACAGCACTCTTTATACGATGATTTCGGGTGAGGTCTATAGGAAAGGTCAGAGACCCCGTGACAGCAAACTTGAAGACGCGGAGGTAATCTTCACTACGGGACTGCCAACGCAGATACAGGAGGGCGTGGTTACGGTCAACATCTTTGTACCCGACATCGACCCTTACGACAATGGTGTGCTGGTTGAGGACAGCGAGCGCACAGAGGCCGTAGAGAAACTTGCACAGGCTTGGGTGGATAGTCTTACAGCCGAGGTGTCATGCTACAAGTTCCGCTTGCAGCAGACGATCTACACGGAGGAGGAGCCGACCATACATCAGCACTTTGTCGTAGTGCGCCTCGGTTACAGGTACTACGGCGAGGATGAAGCACCTCTCACTATTCCACAGGCGGCACTCATTGACGCGCTCGACGAGGAGGACAACGAGGACTATCTGCCCTTGCTGACCACCGAGGACGGCGACGATGTGGAGATTACACCGCTGAATACGAAAAAGAACGAAACAATAACCCAATAAAAAAATTACGATTATGTCAGTACTTTCTTGGGGTAAATTTACCCTTGAACACACGACTTCCTCTGCTGGTGCTCCTGGCTCCTCTTGGACTGCCATTGACACCCCAAAGGAGGACAGCGGTAAGTTGACACCTACTGCTGGAAATACGGTCGAGGCTACCGAGGAGGGCGGCGACGTTGTTGACGCTCGGACAGGTAAGACCAAGTACACATTTGAGTGGGATAACTTTGTGAAGAAAGGCGGCACACGTCCGTTTACCGACGACGACGGTGTTATCGCTGGGGAACACGCCCTGCGCGTCACTCCCGAGGATGACACCTGCGAGGGTATTCTGATTGACCGCTGTACTATCAGCGTACAGGAGAGTTTCTCTTCTGCCGAGGGTAAGTTGCTCCACTATGTTGCCAAGGTCTTGAAGCCAGCCAGCGGCAAGTCCGTGAAGCCGTACACCAAGCCTGCATCCAACACTCCAGGCTAATGGCACATCCTTAAAGTGAACAGAATGCCTATTCTCTGTGACCCCGTGGCGGTGGGGGTAATACCACCGCCATTTTTTTACATCGCGGTGTAGAGCAGATGGTAGCTCGGTAGGCTCATATCCTACAGGTCGCTGTGTTCGAGTCCAGCCACCGCAACCAAATAACAGTTATTCATTATGGCAGAATTAGAGAAGAACGTAGCCGCAACCATTCTCCAGCAGCCAGAGGAGATAACCGTCGGCAAGAAAACTTATTATGCAGCCCCTCCGAGCATAGCAACGCTGATACTCGTGTCGGAGGCTGTTTCGCGTTTACCACACAAGGCTCTCGACGCTGAAAAGGTCACGGGTGAAGTCCTTGCGAATGCGCAGGACTGCAGACCGCTTGGCGAGATAGCCGCCATTCTCATACTCGGAGCAAAGGCTGTCAATGAGGCCGTTCCTGTGTACGAGAAGCAACGAAAATCCTATCTGTGGGGACTTATCCATCGCACAAGACAAAAGGCCGTCCTGCACAATCAGAAGGACGTTCTCGCAGACGAGATACTTGCCAACTACTCGCCACAAGCCCTTAACAACCTCATAGCCCAACTCTTGAAGCGTATGCAGATAGCGGATTTTTTCGGGCTTACCACTTTCCTGACCGAAGTCAACCTGCTACGACAGACGAAAGTGGAGGAAGAGAGTTAAACGACAGCATTTGGGCGGTTGTAGCAGGTATCGCCAAGGCTTACGCCCTCACACCCGATTACGTCCTCTACGATATGTCCTACGCCAACGTGATAATGTACAGCGCAGTATTGCCGAGTTATAGGAAAGGCTCAAAGGACGGACAGGGCAAGCAGGACATCATCAGAGCAGACGATCCGAGAAACCGTAAAAAAGTAAGAGAATTTCTTGACAGCATAGAGTAAATCAGTATGAACGCAGAAGAAGCAGGAATTTATTTCGGTGCGAGGCTCGACAATTCGCAACTGAAACAGGACGCGCAGGAGGCCAGCGGCATCCTTGCTGGTGTCGGCCAGGAGGCAGAGGAGCAGAGTGCCGCAATCGGAAAACTGCTCTCTGACGTTCCTACCGTCAATATAGATGTAGTCACTAACGCATCATCGGCATTGGATAGCATAGACGCTGCCTTTGCCGAGATTGACCGTGTTGTAGATACCAACAAGGCCGCTATCTCCCAACTCGAAGCCGAGTATGAACGCCTTGGCAAGGAAATGAGCAAAGCCTATTCCAAGGGCGACGATAAGGAGTACCGACGCTTGCAGAAACAGGCACAGGCCATTAAGGAAAACATCAACCTCCGTAAGCGTATCAACAAGGAGGCCGCCAGCACCGCTGACGAACTTTCCAAGGTTGAGAAAGAAATGCAGAAAGAGGCCAAGGCTACCGAGCAGAACAGCCAGCAGCAGATGTCCCTCCGTCAACGGCTCCGTGAAATCAAGTTGGAACTTGTGGAAATGGAGGCCGCAGGTCAGCGCGGTACAAAAGCCTACCAAGAACTGCAACAGGAGGCCGCACGGCTTACCGACGCATGGGGTGACGCACAGGCACAGGCCACTATCCTTGCAAACGACCAGCGCGGCTTCGCTGGTGTCATTTCGGGCTTGCAGGGTATCGCTGGCGCGGCAACCGTCGCTACGGGTATCATGGGCTTGTATGGTGGCGAGAACGAACACCTCCAGCAGATTATGCTAAAGGTGCAGTCGCTCATGGCTATTACCATGGGATTGCAGCAGGTCAGCAACACTCTCAACAAGGATAGTGCTTTCTCCCTCGTCACGCTCAACAAGTTAAAGGAGTATTGGAACAAACTCATGGGTGACAGCTCGGACGCGCTCGCGGAGGAGAATGCCGCCATTGAGACCAATACAGCAGCCCAGCAGACGGGTACTGCCGCTACTGAGGCAGACACAGCAGCAGAGACGGCCAACAAGACCGCTACCGTTGGAGGAACTACCGCTACCAAGGCCGCTACGGGTGCGGAGATAGCACAGACAGCAGCCACAAAAGCCCACACCACGGCCACCGTTGCACAGACCATAGCAACCAAGGCCGCTTCTCTCGCGCTGAAAGGACTGAAAGCAGCCCTCATCAGTACGGGTATCGGTGCGCTCATTGTGCTTGTCGGTGAACTCGTAGGCTGGCTGGTTAGCCTGTTCGACACCACCGACGAGGCCGCGAAGAAAGAGGAGGATTTGAACGAGGTCATGGAGGATGGCGCAAAGGCTTACGCCAAGGCGCGAGGCGAGATTGAGGGCTACATTACGAAGATTGACCGCTTCAATGGCTCCAAGGCACAGGAAAAAGAGTTGGTCAAGGAACTCAACTCGAAATATGGCGAGGCTCTCGGCTACTATGACACGCTGGCACAATGGAAAGACATCTTGGTTGAAAAGGGCGAGGTGTACTGCCAAATTCTTCTGAAAGAGGCCGAGGCACAGGCCATCCTCAATAAGTATTCCGAAGCGTACATTGCCGTACAGGAGGCCGTGCACAAGAAAGCCGCAGACTACGGCCATTGGTACACTACCAAGGCTGGCGACCTCCAGCGCAAGCGTGAGGCCATTGCCGATGCAGAGGAACAGGCAGAGTATTGGTTGAACGCCTACAAGCAGAAGATGCAGGAGGCTCAAAGCCTCAGTATCAATTTCGACATTGGAGGCCATACCGACCCGTCGAAAGTCAAGCCGCAGAGCGGAGGCGGTAAGACCTTTGACCCTGCCAAGGCCGCATTGGCACAGGAGAAAGCCATTGACGAGTATAAACAGGCCGTCAAGAAGTACATCAAGGATGCTAACGACGAACTGAACGCTACTATCATCAGCGGACAGGAGCAGGGGCTTACCCGTGAACTGAACGAGATACGACGCTCCACCCGTATGAAGTTGGAGGCGTGGAATGAGCAGTTGCGCAAGTTGGCCGAGGTACGCCGTGAAGCTGCCAAGGCACAATACATGAACACCAAGGGGGCTACCGAAGTAGGCTGGGCTAACTCTGCCGACGGCAAGAAGTCTATTGAGGAATGGATCGCCGTGATAAAGAAAGAGTCTCCTGCTGTCATTACGGAGTTCAACCGCGTTTGGAACGAGATACAAGCCAACGGTGACAAGGCCATTCAACAGGCACAGCAGAAGTACACCGACGCGCTCATTGACGAGTTCGGAACAGCAGCGCAGAAAGAGGAGAAACTTACCCGTGAATGGATGAAAAAACTCGCTTCCATGCCTGCCGAGTTCCTACCACAGGCCATGAAGCAGATGGAGGAGGAATTTGCGAAACTCAACAGCGAGCAGTTCAAACTTAATATCGGCTGGGAAAGCGTGTTTGGCAACCTCGCGGAACAGGCTCTCCCCGTTTTGAAGCATACGCTGGCACAGGTCAAGGACTATTTCGAGGCTAACAAGAAGTCCATGTCAACGCAGGAAATCAAGGACTACCAGGAGGCCATTGCCAATATGGAGAATGAGATTGCCAGCCGCGACCCGTTCGCTGCTATGGCGAAGTCCATAAACGACATCAAGTCAAGTCGTGCTGAACTTGTCTCTGCCCTTGCAGATTGGAAACAGGCACAGACGGAACTCAATGCCGCTCTCGAGGAGCGTAATGCTGCACAACTGGCTTACAACGACATCTTAGACCGCATTGAGCGAGGGGAACTTGTGGAGGACTGCGAGGAGCAGACACAGGCTCTTGCAAGGCTCAACAAGGCCAGGGAGGCAGCGCGTAAGGCTACCGAGAAGAATGTACAGGCCGAGCAGAAAGCCATGACCGCAAATAACAAGAACACCAAAGCCTACAAGACCCTTGCCACCAGCATAAAGGGTGTGGGTGAGACTATCCACAATGTAGGCGAGAACGCACAGAAACTTGCCTCTATCTTCGACGAAAAGGTAGGCAAGCAAATTGGCAAGGCTCTCGGCCTGTTCGACGAGGTGATAGACGCAAGCAGCACTATTATCAATGCCATAGGCGACCTCGGAAAGGGTGTTGCACAGGGTATCGAGACCACCGTTGACGCTGCCGCACAGGGAGCCAAGGCTTCGGCCACTACAGCAGCGGCGGCTATTTCCACTATTGAGAAAGCATCCGCTATCCTTGCTATAATCAGCGCAGCCCTGCAGTTGGCTACAGCCGTCGCCAGCCTGTTCAATGACGATGACGAGAAGCAGGAGGAGATAGAACGCCTCCAGCATCGTATTGACGAACTGCAATGGGAACTTGACAACCCCGAAATTCTGCGCATGAATGAGCGTTACGGAAAGGCTATCGAGATAATGAACAACGCTCTTGCCGAGACACGCAAGAGCCTCGATGATGAATACAAGGCACTCAAAAAGATTACCAATCTTTGGGACTACATGAATGCCAGGGTGTCACTCCACGAAACCCTCATGCGCGAGAGTGCGGAACGTATTGCCACTGCCTATGCTAACATGGCTTACACGGCTGATAAGGCACTCGGAGCCGATAGGTTTGCTGACAGCCGTAGGCAGTTGGAGAATATCGCCCAGCAGCAGTTGCTCATACAGGAGCAGATAGATAACGAGAACAGCAAGAAGCATACCGACTACGGCCAAATTGAGGAGTGGAAGCAGAAGATTGAGGAGTTGGGACATGAAGCCCTCGAAATCATCAACAGCCTTGTCGAGGAGATTATAGGCGGCACTTCCAACGACATAGCCCAGCAGTTGGCAGACGCTTTCTTTGAGGCTTTCGGGGCTGGCGAGGACGCTGCCGAGGCTTGGGGAAATAAGGTTAACGCTATCGTGGCCGACGTACTGAAACGCATGATGGTTAGCAAGTTCCTCGAAGAACCGCTGGGAGAGATTTTCGATAAGTATAAGGCCAAGTGGTTTAAGGACGGCAATTTCGCTGGTATCGACGCGGTTGTAGCCAGCATGGAGGAGTTCCGTAACGACCTTAACAGCACTTACGGCTCATTTGCCGATGTCATGGAGGCTATTCCAGAAGATCTGCGCGAACTGCTTGTAAACACCGAGAGCACTCGCGAGGGAGCGGAGAAAGGTATCGCACAGGCCTCACAGGACAGCGTGGACGAACTCAACGGACGTGCAACGGCTATACAAGGGCATACATTTTCCATTGCCGAGAGTACACGCCTCCTGCTTGTCACGGCCAACGCCATTCTCGAAAGCGTCCTGCACATTGAGGGCAATACCGACGAACTGAACGGAAAGATTGACAACCTCAACTCACAGATGAAGTCTGTGCGCGAGGACATCAGCGACATAGTAACCAAGGGTATAATCATTAAACGCTAACTCATCATGGAAGAGACAATCAAACAAATCTACCAGCAGGCGCGGCTCATAGGAGCCTGTGACAAGTTCACGGGCAAGGAGCGTACCCTGCAGGACATCGTTAACCTGTTCCTAACACCGCAGGGCTTGGAGTTCTGCATCAAGCATCAGTTTCCCAATATCACGACCATTCGCGCTTTCAAGAAGCACGACGAATGGCTACAGGAGCATGGTATCTATATCGACGCTGGGGCTATCACGTTGAAAAACCCAAAACGTGCCGTGCTCATTGGGCGCACGTCGGCAACCCTCGTATTCGACGAGCTGGAGCGTCACGAGGTTGTAGTGCTGCAAGGTGCCAAGTGTACCGTAGGGGCTTGGAAATGGGCGGTCGTTCATGTGCAGAAAGACGCTACCAGCGAGGTAATCAAGTCTGCCTATAATAACGCAATCATCCTATGATAGGACGGCTCTATATCGACGGAAACGACGCATACCTGCAATATGGTGTGTACGTTGTGCAAGGCGGCTGGAATGAACTGGTCGCCATGCCTCCGTTGAAAGCCGTTGACACTATAGAATGGCAAGAGGAGGACGGTGCGGAGTCCGACCTGTCTAACCCCGTGCTGAACTCGCGAGAGGTGCAGATAAAGTTCGCCATTGCTGGAACATTCAGCCGTTTCCCTGCCATGGTCAACATGCTTTCCGACGGGGCTTACCATGAGTTCAACTGCGCGTATATCGGGCGCAAGTTCACGCTTCGCCTCGTCAATGAGGGTGCGCGTAACATTCTGTCCCCATTGGAAACCGTGACGCTGAAATTCGCCAACGACTTTCCGCTGGACGGCTACAGGTACGTCGCTCCCTCCAGCAGCGTAACGCCCTGCAACGACTACCTGCTTGATGGTAGCCCGTTCACGAAGTACGGAGTGCGCGTGCTGCAAGGCTCGCTGGCAGAGGTCAAGAAGAAAGCCGTAGTCAAGACCAACCTCCTGCGTAACATCAAGACACAGCAGGGAGCGTCCTACGACCGTAAGAATGTCACCTACAAGAGCAAGGACGTAAAACTGACCTGCCTAATGAGGGCTGACAGCCTCACGGAACTATGGCAGAACTACGACGCGCTGTTATACGACTTGATACGACCGTATGAACACGTATTCCTTTCTTCCAACACCGAGGAATTGTTCTACTGCCACTACAAGCAATGCTCCGTAAACGAGTTTTTCCCTGACGAAAAGATATGGCTCAGATTTACGCTCACGCTCACTTTCAGCAGCCGCATAACTGAACAGGAGATAAGGGAGGCTCTCGGACTTCTGCCCGTCACGGACACCAGCGAGGAGGCGCGTACCATACGCGAGCGCATAGCAGACACCGTAGCAGAGAGTGACCTGCCTATCTATTCGGGCGACACCGAAGAATTGGACGATGCTATTGTGCTGGCCTCCGAGGAGGACATCATCGTGTTTACAGAGGGAACAGACTACGCTATAGAACTGACACCAGGCCGTTTCAGCGTACCGTCGTTGCGTCTCGTCAATGACCGCATGACATTACGCTTTGCTTCCGATGGCTCATTCCGTTTCAACAACTAAAAACATATTGCGACATGAAAAAAATCAAGATTTCAGAACTTCCCCTGTATCAGTCCCTCGTAGGGCTGTTTACCATTGGAACCGATGCACAGAACCGCTCCGTCAAGGTGTCGCTGGAGTTCATCGAGACCGCAACGAACCAAGCCGTGCAGAACGCACAGACGGCTACCAGCAATGCCGTTGCTGCAACCGAACAGGCACAGGCGGCAAAGACGGCTGCACAGGAGGCTGCTGCACTCGCCAATGAAAAGGCTGCACTCGCCAACGAAAAGGCAGGAGCGGCCAACGACGCTGCCTCTACCGCTATCAATGCCGCAGGACAGGCTACCACGGCCAAAACCAATGCGGAAACGGCTACGACCAACGCCAATGCCGCCAAGGATGCTGCCAATGCTGCTGCCGCTGCTGCCAACACCGCCAAGACACAGGCTGACGAGGCGAAAGTGGCCGCTAACAACGCTGCCGCCTATGCTACCGAGACGGCCAATACCACTAAGGCCGAGGTGATGAACACGCTGGGCATACTCGTTCCTACGGGTCTGTCCGTAGAAGCACCTGCCCGTCTGACGCTGGGTAACACCGTCAAGAACGTAATCAACGCCATATTGCAGCCCGTGACCGCCATGAAGAATATTATCTTCATCAGCGACAACGAGGCTGTCAAGGTCGCACCCGACGGCAAGATTACCATTCTGCGCACGGGCGTGAGCGAGGTACATGTTATTCCAACCTGCAACACGGCTCTCGCCAAGACGGTAGCCATACAGGTGACAGCTCCGACGATGCGCCTTGTGAACACCCGTACCCGTATGCGCTTCACTCAATCGGGTGCAATGAGATTGAACTAATATATTGTCTAACCCACTAAATTCAATTCAAAATGCTTACATCAGCACAAGAAGAAGTCCTCGTACAGATTATCGAGGCGTTTCAGAATGGCAAGCGTCTGAGTGACCTGCCTAACGTGTCGGGAACCAACCCGTACAACCTGCTTGTTGAAGTACTCGACGAGGACGGAGAGTCGAAGAAAGCGGCTCTTGCCTCCCTGCTCCCGTACATGGAGGAGGACTGCTCCTATGGTATCGAGTTCGACACCAGCGTATCAAGCCCAGCCTGTACCCGTATCGGCAACACCACCTTGCATCAGTCCCTGCCCGTGCAGAGCCGCATGAAAGGCTGTCTGCTCGACAACAACGGTAACGTGGTTGAATACCTCGACCCACAGGATTGGACGGGAGCCGTGCGCGACGGATCGCGCGGACAGGTCATGGTGGAAATCCCCATGCACTACCGCAAGTTCGAGACCGACGGCACCAAGCGTCGTGTCCGCATCTCGGAGTTCCCTCTGCCTGGCTATCATCAAGTCAAGCAGCAGTATGTGTCTGCCTACCAAGCAACCGTTGACCGTGACACCAACACCCTTGCTTCGGTTGTGAACCTCACGGCCAAGTATCGTGGTGGTAACAACAACTCGGCTTGGGACGGCGAGGCAAACAGCCTCCTCGGTATGCCAGCGACCAACATCAGCCGTACCAACTTCCGCTCCTACGCCCGTAAGCGTAAGGCCAACAGCACCGAGTGGAACTGCATGACCTACGACATGCAGAAGACCCTCTACTGGCTGTTCGTCGTGGAGTATGCTACCCTCAACTCACAGGCGGCTTACAATGCTGCGCTGACCGAGCAGGGATACCGTCAGGGCGGTTTGGGTGCTGGCGTGTCAGACCTCAACGGTACGCTGTGGAGTTCTTTCAACGCCTACAATCCTGTTATCCCCTGCGGTCATACCGACTCGCTGGGCAACCGTTCGGGTGTTGTCAGTTACACCATGCCGTCGGCTTACGACAGCAGCAATACCAAGACCGTGAGCGTACCCCGTTATCGCGGTGTTGAGAACCCATTCGGCCACATTTGGCAATGGACTGACGGTATCAACGTCCGTATCAATCCAACTGCTGCCAACGGTGGCAACGACCTTTCGGAGGTATTCGTATGCAGCGACCCGTCCCTGTTCAAGGATAACAACTATGACGGCTATTCACTCGTCGGCCATGAGGCTCGCGGCAATGGCTATGTCAAGGAGATTATCTTCGGTGAGGGTGGCGAGATTATGCCGTCTGTAACAGGCGGTGGCGACACCACCTACTTCTGTGACTACCACTACATAGATATTCCAAGTTCGGTAACGCTGCGTGGTGTTCTTTTCGGCGGTTATGCGTCTTCCGGTGCGTATTGCGGCTTCGCTTGTGCGCACTCGACTCACGCCCCCTCGTATACGGCTGCGCTCATCGGCTCTCGCCTTTGCTTCATCCCCGAATAGGCGAAGCCGCGAAAATACGTCCCCTCGCCTCTCCTTGGCAACCCATTGTTGGGGCGTGGGGACTTTACAGGAACTTTAACAACAAAAAACATAACGGTATATGAACAACGAGAACATACAACAGACAATGAAAGAGGATGACGGCTCTCTCGCATTCCTCAACATTCCCCGTGATACTAACAGCCGCTCATTGAAAGGCGACGAGGTGAAGCAGTCTAAGATAGTCAACACATCGTTTTGGGTGTTCGACTTCCTCGAAGATGTGCCTACCCGTTTCAGCAAGGCCAAGGGAACCAGCGGACAGACGCTCGTACAGATACGGCCTACAAAGGAAAGCCCAGAAAGTGACGCGCAGAAGTTCTTCACGGGGTCGTCTGACATTCTCTACGTGTTACAGAAAATCAAGGAACTTAATGCCTTTCCCCGTCGCGTCACTATGCGCTCCGAGGGTAACAGGTATTACTTTGAATAAGTGAACGAAAAGCGGTTGGCCGCTTCCGAGCGTGGTGTTCATTTCAGCGGTAATGCGAATAACGGTGCGAATTGCGGCTTCGCTTATGCGAACTCGAATAACACCCCCTCGAATACGAATGCGAACATCGGCTCTCACCTATACTTACAATCAAACAATAGAAACATTAAACGGAGCGGCAACCATGCCACTTGGCAAAAAATATCAGACAACAGAAAGGAGTTAGTAGGAACGCCCTTTGTATCGGCTACCGAAAGCCCCGAATATGTAAGCAAAGCAGTCAGTATGAAACGTGTAGGAAACCTTTACGCAAAGATAATCTCCATTGAGAACCTGCGGCTGGCAGACGAGAAAGCCCGTCGCGGCAAACTCAATACCTACGGTGTGCGCGTCCATGACCGCAACCGCGAGGCGAACATCATGCGCCTACATGAAGCACTCCTTACCAAGACCTACCACACCTCGGACTACGAGATATTCAAGGTGTACGAGCCAAAGGAGCGTATCATCTACCGACTGCCGTACTACCCCGACCGTATTGTGCATCACGCCATCATGAATGTGCTGGAGCCAATTTTCGTGTCGGTGTTCACACATAACACGTATTCATGTATCAAGGAACGGGGCATAGAGGGTTGTGCGCGTCGTGTGGATAACATTATCCGCAAGTACGAGGGCAGACCGCTCTATTGCCTCAAAATAGACATCAGGAAATTCTACCCGTCCATAGACCACGACGTGCTGAAACGTATTGTGCGGCTCAAAATCAAGGACAAAGACCTGCTTTGGCTGCTCGACGAGATTATAGACTCGGCTCCTGGACTACCGATAGGCAACTACCTTTCGCAGTACCTCGCCAACCTCATGCTCACGTACTTCATGCATTGGGTCAATGAACGGCTGCACGTCGAGATCGGCAAGGCCGACCCGTTCGATGCCACAGAGTATGCCGACGATATACCTTTCTTCGCTGACAACAAGGCTGACTTGCACAATGCGTTTGAGGCCGTCCGTCGCTACCTGTCCGAGCGGTTGCACCTCACCGTCAAGGCCAATTATCAGATTTTCCCCATTGCAGAGAACCGCTACGACCGTCACGGACGCGCTCTTGACTATGTAGGCTACAAGTTCTACCGCAATCAAAAGTTCCTGCGCAAAAGTATCAAGAAAAACCTGTGCCGAACCGTAGCCCGTCTGAACAGGCGACAGCCCGAACCTCCCTACAAGGAGTTCAAGATGGCTATCGCTCCTTGGATAGGCTGGGCGAAGCATAGCAATAGTAGAAATCTTCTCAAAACAATCATCCAAAATCCAAAGTATTATGGCATTTTACGACATGAAGCCCTCGAAATACGAGGCAGTAGGCAACGGAAGTTATATCTACCGTTGGAACATTCAAGAAGTAGCCGCTCCCGAAAGTTCAGAGCAGGGCGGCGAGCAGCGCACACAATGGCAGTGTGACGAAGTGACAGTCTGGCCTCCTGTATCAAGCAACAAGATTACAGAGACCGTCCTGTGCCACCTGTGGCCTAACAACTACGAGCAGAAGCTGGTCAACGAGTACAACGCTGCCAACCTCGGCCTGTACGGTGCCAAGACCAGCGAGGAGGCAAGGGCGAAGATTGCCAAGTACACCGACTTCCTCACGGAACGTGCGGCTGTCAAGGCTCAGATTGACGCTGACTGCGCAGAACTCGGTATCGAGTAACAACCTCTCTCTTGCGTCCGCAATGACGCAGTAAAAACGCGCTCTCGCAAGCGAAAATCTGCTTGCCTTACCATTATGCAGGGCGGTGGGTAATCGCTTGCGAGACGCAATTTTTGATAAAAATAACTCCATTTAGACGATGAAAATATACGGAAGTAATGGTCGGCTCATACTTGATGTTATGGTCGATGATAACAGCTACAGAAACAGGGTCATTATGGGCGACCACAATCTGACTCTGTACTACTCCCTCGCGGAGCACGTCGAGATACCTGTGGGCGCATACTGCGACTATCAGAACGAGCGGTACACGCTGGAGCGACCCGAAGCGTTCAAGATGAAACACAGCCGCTATTTCGAGTACACCGTGAAAATGGAATCGTACCAGGCCAAGGCAAAGATATGGATGTTCCGCAACCCTGTTGACGGGCGGCTGAAATTCCCGCTCACGGCCACCCCTCGCGAACACCTGCAGATGTTCGTTGATAACATGAACCGCAGGGATAGCGGCTGGACGATTGGGTCTTGTGTCGCTGGCTCCGAGGTGCTGATAACCTACGACCATGTGAAGTGCTACGAGGCATTGAGCCTACAGGCACAGGAACTCAACACCGAGTTTGAAATCAAGGGCAAGGTGGTTTCCCTGCGCAAGGTCGAATACAACAAAAGCAATCCGCTCCCCCTGTCCTACGGGCGCGGTAACGGCTTCAAGCCGAATGTAGGACGTAGTAACAGCAGCGACAAGCCCCCTGTGGAAATCCTCTTTGTGCAGGGCGGCGACACAAACATTGACCGCTCCAAGTATGGTGCTGGCGAACTGCTGCTGCCGAAAAATCAGACCATAGGCTACGACGGCGAACATTTTGAGGATGAGGACGGCTATATAGAGGCCAACGCTCGCCACTACGTCGTTGACGATTTGGGACTTTCTATCCGTAGGCTGGACGGTACGCTATCCAACTGCGCGGAAGATAGCCTCGACTGCTCCGACATATACCCGAAGCGTGTAGGTACAATCAGCGAGGTTGTGACCGTGGACGCTTCCAAGAACTTCTATGACATCATAGACAACAGCATACCTCAGTCCCTCGACTACAACGATTGTCAGATTGGGGGTGAGACCATGACGATAATCTTTCAGTCGGGAATGCTCGCTGGCCGTGAGTTCGACGTGAAATACTACCATGAGGCCAGCGGAACACCTAACACAGCAGACTACAAGAAAGCACGTCGTTTCGAAATCGTGCCAGCCGAGATAGACGGCGTTACCATGCCTAACGCCACATTCTGCCCTCATGCAGAAGATACCTATGCCGTATTCAACTGCATGTTGCCAGCAGCCTATATCTGCGACAACGAGAATAAGACGGGTGCGGAATGGGATATGTTCAAGGCCGCTGTCCGCTACCTGTTCGACAATGAGGAACAGAAATTCACATTCAAGGGTGAACTTGACGGCCATTGGGCAAAGAAAGACTGGGTGAACATAGGCGGTCGTATCGTGCTGGGCGGCTATGTGCAGTTCCATGACGAGCGTTTCCAGCAGGAGGGTGTGCTTGTGCGCATCATCGGCATCAAGGACTACATCAACAATCCTCATTCGCCTGTTATTGAACTCTCTAACGAGACCGTCAGCAGCGGCTTTTCCAGCGAGATAGACAAACTATCCTCTACCGAGGTACTGATTGAGGAGAGCCACAAGGATGCGCTCAACTTCACGAAGCGACGCTGGCGCGACGCGAAAGAGACCATTTCCATGCTGGAACAGGCCATGCTGGAGAATTTCTCTGACAGCATAAGCCCCATAACCGTACAGACGATGCAGATGCTTGTCGGTGACGAGTCCTTGCAGTTCCGTTTTGTGAATAACGCTACCAATCCCGTAGCCGTGCCTCATAACATCGTTTGGGACAACGAGAGCAAGCAGTTGATAGTGCCAGCAGGTATTATACAGCACATGACTATGGGCATTGCCTCCGTCAGTTCCTCGCATGGTGTGAGCGAATACAAGTTTTGGGGGCTTCCGCAGTTCACTACTCCCGTGCTGGAGGACGGCACCAAGAAATACTACCTCTATGCCAAGGTCAGCAAGAGCGCACAGACGGGCGAGTTCATCCTGTCCGAGACGGCTATTGCCTTGGAGGGCGTGACGGGCTACTACCACCTGCTTGTAGGTGTGCTGAACAGCGAACAGGAGGGCGACCGCTCGTTTGTCACCCTCTACGGCTTCTCGGAGGTACTGCCTGGCCGTATCACGACGGAGCGTATCGTGGACGGGTCGGGTAACTCCTACTTTGACATGCTTAACAACGCCATGAAGTTAGGCAACGTGCTTGACTTCAACAGCCGAGGTGACGGCCAACTGCGCCTCAAAGGTACGATCGTTCAGAGCCTCGGAGGTGATGAGAGTCCGCTGGGCTGCTATCGTGGCGAATATAATGCGGAGGTGGTGTATTATCAAGGCGACGAGGTAATCTACACCTCCAACGGCTTCACAGCCACCTACCGCTACATATACATCGAGCCGAGCCGAGGTCATGCGCCTACGGAAACAACCTATTGGCAGGTTGTGGCTGCTGGTAAGAACGGAGAGAACGCAAGCCGTATCGTCAGCGTTTTCAAGGTGCTGCCCGTCGGTCAGACTGCAGAGGCTCCCGTAGAGGGCGCATATCCTCCTACGGGCTGGAGCGTGAACCCACCGACGCGCAATGACGGCTATGTGTTGTGGATGACACAATGCACCATTAGCGGAACGGGCGTGTTCGGTACATGGTCAGACCCCGTGCGCATATCGGGCGACAAGGGTGACGCAGGAGAGGACGGTACAGATATTGAGTTTATCTACAAGCGCAGTAACAGCGTACCGACCGCTGCTGACACTCCTACGACCTCGCAGGTTGATGATTATGTACCGTCGGGGTGGACTGACAACCCACAGGGCGTTTCCACCTCTTACAAGTACGAGTGGATGGCAATGCGCACCAAGACCGCTGGTGTGTGGTCGGCATACTCTACTCCTTGCGTGTGGAGTGCCTACGGAGACCAAGGACTTGACGGCGACGGCTTCGAGTACGTTTTCAAGCGTACCAACACGGAGACAGCCCCGACACTTGACCCGTCGGGAACTATCGGAGGCAAGACCAAGGCTGATGATGATTTCGTACCGTCGGGCTGGAGTGACGACCCTGTAGGCGTGAATATCGACTACAAGTACGAATGGGTCAGCACCCGTAAAAAGCATTTGGGCGTGTGGGGAGAGTTCACAACGCCTACCCTGTGGGCTACCTACAGCGAGCAGGGAGCGCGTATCGTGAGCGTGTTCTGCTGCCTTGCAAGCGGACAGGCTGCTGCCAAACCTACACAAGCGGCCTACCCACCTACGGGCTGGGCTGTCAATCCTCCCAACCGTGCGGACGGCTACGTTCTTTGGATGAGCCAATGCACCATATCGGGGACGGGCGTGTTCGGTACATGGTCAGACCCCGTGCGCATATCGGGCGACAAGGGCGACGCTGGCGAGGACGGTACGGACATCGAGTTTATCTACCGTCGCAGTAACCGTATGCCACAGGCCAGCGACAAGCCGCGAAGCAATCCGCATATTGACGATTATGTGCCTGTCGCTGAGAAGTCCCTGCGCATGAACACAGCCACCAGCCTACGCTTGACGGGAGGCGGTGCTATGCGCTTCAATACGCTAACTTCCGAAAGCGACTGGACGGACAGGCCGCAGGGTGTCTCTACACAATGGAAATACGAATGGATGTGTATGCGAACGAAACAGGCTGGCTCAGATGTTTGGAGCGACTTCACAGACCCCGTCGTATGGTCTGCGTATGGCGACCAAGGCTTGGACGGTGACGGCCTGGAGTATGTGTTCAAATTGTCGGCCACCGAGTCTGCCCCAGCCCTGTCAGAAGCAGAATGGGAGGACAGCAGCGGAACCGTACACCGTCCTACGGACAATGATTTTGTACCGCAGGGCTGGACGGATAACCCTACGGGTGTCAGTCAGAACATGCGCTATGAGTATGTAGCAACACGACGCAACACGCGCGGATCGTGGTCGGCTTTCTCCACTCCTGCATTGTGGGCGCGTTACAGCGAGGACGGTACGAGCGTCCGCATCTGCGGCACGGTATTTGGCTACTATGCCGACCTGTCAGCCTTTGAACTCGTCAAGAGTACGCTTGTCGCTGGCCTGTACCTTATCAACAGCCACGACGGGACGTATAACCATGTCGCCAACCTCGCTGCTGACGGTACTTACACGCTGACAACGGCCAACGAGGGCGACGGCTACATCATGCAGTCAACGGGCAACCTGTGGGTGGCTACCGAGAACGGCTGGCAAGATGTGGGTCAGATACGAGGTAACGACGGACGCGACGGCGACAAGGGTAACTACACCGAGTTCCGCTATCGTGTCAACGGCTCAACCTCACAAGCCCCGTCGCTGAATAAGACTGCTCTCAACCCGTCGGGCTGGAGTACGGTAATGCCTACGGTGGCGCAGTTGCAGTACCTGTGGCTTACTACTGCCATGAAGTCGGGTGACGGCAATACGCTCCTGACACAATGGACTACACCTATTCGTGTGACCCCATACGACGGTACGGACGGACGCGACGGGCAGGACGCTACTACTAAATACACATGGATAAGGTATGCCGACGATGCTAACGGTAGCGGCATGAGCGACCAGCCTACGGACAGCCAAGGCAATTTCAAGGCTTACATCGGCTTCGCCTACAACAAGGACACCGCAACCGAGAGCGATGACCCGTCTCTGTATAAGTGGACGCTGTTCAAGGGCGCGAACGGAACAAACGGTATTGACGGAGCCGACGGGCAGGACGGTCAGACGCTCTACACATGGATAAAGTATGCCGACTCGCTGCAATCCAGCGGCTACCCTGCTACTATCTATGACACTCCGAAGACCACGACCAAGTACATCGGTATTGCCGTGAATAAGACTACCGCAACGGAAAGCACCAACGCCCGTGATTATGTGTGGTCGAAGTTCAGAGGTGACGATGGTGTGCCAGGACAGGACGGTGCAGACGGCTCGGACGGTGAGGACGGACGCGGCATTTCTGCTGTTACAGAGTACTATGCCGTCAGCAGCAACAAGTACACCGCTCCTACCTCATGGAGTACCAGCATACCCTTCATGACCCCGACAAACAAGTACCTGTGGAATAAGGAGCGCGTCTATTACACCAAGGGAACAGCCTACGAGGACACGACACCTTGCGTGATTGGCGTTTATGGCGATAACGGACGCGGCATTACCAGCGTGACGGAAATGTACCTTGCTTCGGCTCTCGCTTCGGGTGTGACAAAGGAAACCATAGGCTGGAGTACCAGCGTTCAGAGCGTGAGCGCGGAAAAGCCGTACCTCTACAACTACGAGATTATCATGTACACCGACGGCACACAGGCCGAGACGGATATTGCCCTCATAGGCCATTGGGGTAGCGACGGTACGGACGGCAAGGGTATCGAGGTCAAGGGTGTTGCCAAGTCCTACTTCCCTTCATACACGCACTATAACCGTGCTACAAAGGTCAGCGGTGCAACCTACCTTGTCACGAACAACAACAAACCATATGTATATGTGTATGGCAACACTTCAAGGGTAGCCAACGAGGGCGAAGCCTACATCACGGATGATACGGGCTATTTGTATGTCGCTGGGGCTACAGGCTGGGTGAGCATGGGGCAGATACGCGGCAACGACGGTGACGAGTCAGAGTATATCTACTGCCGCACCGAGACAGAAGAGGCTCCTGCGCTCGACACCGACACCGCGACACAGGGCGACGACTACGTTCCTACGGGCTGGACGGATGATCCGCAGGGAGTGACTGCCGAATACCCGTTTGAATGGTTTTCCCTGCGCAAGCGCACAGACGGCTCATGGGGCACATTTAGCGAACCTGCATTATGGGCGACCTACCATCTGCAGAGCAATCCGAACCTGCTGGAGCAGACGGAGTTCGAGAGTGACGACAACATGCACAAGTGGGTAAAGCGGAGCAAGTATAACGATGCTTCCTATGCTGACGAGGTGAGCAACCATATCCGCACCAACGGAAAGGACGGCTACCACTCCTACTTTGACAGCACCATGCGCACACATGGGGAGGTCAATTATAAGGAAATGTTGCAGCAGACCGTATGGAATGTAGGCGGCACAATCCGCAAGTTGCAACCCTCGACATGGTACACCCTCTCGTTCTGGCTCAAAAGCGGACAGAATGGTATCACGGTCAATCAGACAAGTAACAACTACGGCTTTGCCCGTTATGAAGTGTACCTCCGTGCCGGCATGTCCTACCGATTTGCCGTGACGGGCTATCTGAATGCAGCCGCCAAGAACGCAGGGCATACAGGTTGCGCATATATCTTCAAGAACGATTGGACGTGGAGTAAGATGCTCAGTTTCACAAATAATGTAGCAGAGACAAAAATCATTACTTTCTCAGACGTTCCCGAAAGTGGCACATATATCGTCATGGCCTACATGGGGTCATACAATGAGCACAATGCAGGTGTTATTGGTAGCAGCGAAACATTCACGCTTGACACATATATGTTGCAAAAGGCAGGCGAGGGGTCGGTATATACCTACTGCTGGCCGCAGGTCATTGACACAAACGCAACGCAGTACGTGGACGGTGTGGCTCGTAACGCGAAGCCATCAGACGGTAATGTAAATTGGCCGCTGTCGCCTACGGGTACTACATGGGTCAAGCACTCCTTTACGTTCAAGACCAAGGACACTATACCGACGGACTACGACCGTTATATTCTGTTCCGACTGCTTCCAAGCGTCAGCAATGCTTGTGAGGCGTGGGCTGAGATATGCCAGCCGAAACTTGAAGAGGGTAAGTCACCTACGGCCTACCAGCCCTACGGTGCAGACCTCCACGGCAACGGCTACGAGTTCCGCTATGCCAAGAACACCTCGCCAACTATTGCCCCGTCGCTGGACGCGAGCGCAACCGTACCGAGCGGATGGAGTACCGAGCAGCCAACGCTCAACGCTGGCGAGTATATGTGGTTTATCTGTGCAAAGAAACGCACCGACGGCACGCTGATTGGTACTTGGTCAACACCTGTGCGCATGACACCACAGGACGGCAAGGATGGCGTTTCCGCTGCCGCTGTATATCGTGGTACGTATAGCGCAACCAAGACGTACTTCGGCAACTCCCAGCGCGTGGATATTGTCAAGTACGGGACTGCCTACTATGTGGCTCGTACGGATGCTCCCAACGGTACAGGTGGCTTTGTGGGCTTCGCTCCTACGAATACCAACTATTGGAACCCGTTTGGATCGTCGTTTGAGAGCGTGGCTACCTCCCTGCTGTTGGCCGAATTGGCTAACATCGCTGGCTTCATCTTCCGCAACAGCCGCTTGGAGTCACAGAAACTTTTTGACGGCACTACCACCGACGGCTCTACGACGAAAACGCCAATGGTATATCTCGACGGTGCTAACGGTATTGCGGCTTTCGCTGGCGGTAAGGTAGTATTCAACTCCGACGGCTCCGTAAACATCGGCAATGGCAAGTTTACCATTGACACCAACGGCAACGTGTCGATGAACAACGTAACAATGTCGAATATCACGGCTAACAGCGGTACGTTCAAGGGAACGCTTAATGCTTCAGGTGGATTGCAACTTCCGTGTACTAGTTCGTCTGCGCGTTATGACTATACGCCAACTCAAAGCACGTCTGTACACATCAACTATTATAGCGGAAATGACAGTTGTATCGTTTTCTTGCCTGCAAACCCGTTGCCTGGTCAAAGTATTTTCATACGATTTGCTTATGACACTTGGGGCACGAGGTATATTGACGGAAACGGTCACAATATATATGTAGGGTCTGCTTGTAGAGAAGCAGGAACAAAACTTGTTTCGACAAGAATTTACCTGTATGGTTATTCAAGGTTTATGTACAGGCAAGACGAATACGCTTCATATTATTGTATAGATGCTCCGTCACAAGTATCAATGCCGTGTGCTCAACTTGTTTATGATGGGACTAACTGGCACGTTGTTTCTACGACGTTTGGTGCTGGTGCAACTTAACTAATTACAGCCCTCTAAGGTCAAGAAATAGGAAAATCGGAGCCTCGGAGGGCTGTTTTTCGCCAAAATGTGATTATAATACAATCATTTTTATTACTTTTGCAAACGAAATCATCGTAACGAACAAACAAAATGGCTAAAGTATGACAAGTATTTATAACATCTACAAAACCATGTTTGCCATCATAGGTGGCGGCATTGGCTGGCTGGTAGCAGAGTTCAAGCCCACCTTTCCGCTAATCATCGTTGCGGTGGTGTTCATTGTTTACGACGCTTACACGGCCTATCAGCTTGACAAGAGGGCAAAAAAGAAGTACCCCGACAAGACCAAGCGTGAAGCGGCCAAGTTCACGTCCTTTGCCTTTGGCAAGGTTATCAAGCACACAATACCAAAGCGGCTGTGGCTCATCATCCTTGCCTACATAGCGGAGCATTGGGTGTTTATCCACGTCCAAATTCCCCTGTCGTATATCGTGACGGGAGTAATCTGCTTTGAACAAGCGTGGTCGATACTCGAGAACGAGAGTTCCTGCCGTGAGGAAGCAGACAGCCGCTTTTGGAAACTGCTGCAAAAGGTCATGGTTGATAAGACAGAACGGCACTTCGATGTCAATCTTGACGATTTGAAGAATGGAGGCCGCGTGACCGAGGAGCAGATAGAGGCGGCGCGTGAACTTCTACGCAAGTATGACGAACAATCTAAAGAGAAAGGAGGCACAACATGATTATCCTAATTGACAACGGCCACGGCCAAGACACCAAGGGAAAGTGCAGCCCCGACGGGAAGCACCGCGAATACCTGTGGGCGCGTCAGTTTGCCGACAGGCTGGAGAAAGTGCTAAAGGCTCGCGGCTTCAACGCCCAGCGCATCGTTACCGAAGATCGTGACATCAGTCTAAAGGAACGCTGCCGTAGGGTCAACGTAGTTTGTAAGGAGTTCGGCACCAAGAACGTGCTGCTGGTATCAATTCACAACAATGCTGCTGGCTCTGACGGCAAGTGGCATGACGCTCGCGGCTGGTCGGCTCACATCAGTCTCAATGCCTCGACCCGTAGCAAGAACCTCGCCACGTTCCTCTCTGACGCAGTGGAGGCTCGCGGTATCAAGGTGCGCCGTCCTTTGCCCAAGCAGGGCTATTGGCCGCAGAACCTCGCTATATGCCGTGACACTAACTGCGCTGCAGTACTGACTGAGAACCTTTTCCAGGACAACCGCGAGGACATTGCCCTGCTGTATGACGAGGCGTTTGTGGCGACGCTGGCCGACGCTCACGCTGACGGTATAACTCAATTCATCAAGGCTTTATGAAGCGTACATCGAAAATAACCTGTATGGCACTACTCATGGCGGCACTCCTAATGACGGGGTGCTGCCCGTGCCGTAACCTCGTCAATGAAACCCAGCACAACGTACAGGACAGCGTGAGGGTGGAGGTCAAGACAGAGACCGTCTATATTACGGACACCCTGTTAGTCGAGATACCTTCACAAGTGGCCGAGCGCACTACGGCTGACAGCACAAGTCACCTCGAGAACGACTACGCCACCTCAGACGCTCGTATCAATCCCGACGGTACGCTGTTCCATGACCTAAAGACGAAGCCGCAGAAAAAGCCCGTTGAGTTTCAGAAGCCAGTCGAGCGCAAGGACAGCATCATCTATGAGACCAAGTACGAGACGCTGATAGAGAAAGAGCAGGTGCAAGTGGAGCGCGACTACACATGGTGGGATAAGACACGTTTCTACCTCGCCTACGCACTATTGATTTGGCTGCTGATAAACTATAGGAAACAACTATTTTCGTTGGCGAGACGCATTTTTAGGCTGTAAATCGCACTGTTCTCAGATAATTTCACTACCTTTGCCCCTGCAACCGTGAACGCGACGATTTGCAGGGGCTTTCGTTTCGCATGAGTTACCCCCTGTCTGACGGGAATTTGTTGCTGATTTGTTGCTGGAAGTCTTGCGAAATCGTTTCTTTTCTCTGTGTATCAATTAGTTATAACGACAAACTGACATTCTGCGTGGGAAAGTAAGGCTCCCGAATGTGAAATCAATTCGCGTATAAATCAAATGTAAACATTGCAAAATAACTCCTTATTATACGGCACTTTGCCAATCTTTCTTAAATAATCGTTATTTTGCACGAATATGTTTTGAGTTGTCGTTTATTTGTTGTTACTTTGTTGCTCGAAACCAAACAGCAACAAAATCGCAACATGGGAAATTCAAAAGAACCAATCCGTTTGAGGCAGCGTAAAATGCCGACGGGCAACATCAGCCTCTACCTCGATGTGTATGTGAATGGCAGTCGCTCCTACGAGTACCTGCACCTGTACCTCATCCCCGAAAAGACGAGGGCAGACAAAGAAAAGAACCGCGAGACGATCCAGCTCGCGGAGGCTATCAAGGCCAAGCGCGTTGTGGAACTGCGCAACGGGCTGTACGGCTTTCAGAAGCAGTTCGCCAACAACACCCGTTTCTTTGACTACTACCGCTCGCTGGTTGAGAAGCGGCTGGGAAGTGAGAGCCGAGGGAATTGGGGCAATTGGAGGTCATGCTATCATCATCTGAAGAAATACGAGAAGCGCGACAGCATTACCTTTGCCGAGATAACGCCCGAATGGGTGCAGGGCTTCAAGGACTACTTGGAAAACGAGGCCTGTGCATGGTCGCATGACTACCGCAAGAAAATCAAGGACAAACCGCTGGCGCGTAATAGCAAGGTGTCCTACTTCAACAAACTGCGTGCCTGTCTCAATCAAGCCTTTGAGGAGCGCATTATTGCCCTCAACCCTATGCGAGGCATAGACGGCTTCAAGGCCGAGGAGGGTACGCGCATGTACCTTACCATTGACGAGGTGAAACGGCTGGCACAGACGGAATGTGAGTACCCACAAATCAAGGCGGCTTTCCTGTTCTCATGCCTAACGGGTCTGCGACGCTCCGACGTGCTACGGCTCACATGGGGCGACGTGTACCAGCAGGGCAAATACACGCGCATCATCTTCAAGCAGAAAAAGACCAGCGGCCAGGAATACCTCGACATCACGCCCGAGGCCGTTGAACTCATGGGCGAACGGGGCAAGCCGAATGAGTACGTCTTTACAGACATACATTCCCCGTCCTGCACTAACAATACAATCAAGTTGTGGGTGGCTCGCGCTGGTATTAAGAAAGAAATCACGTTCCATTGCGCCCGTCATACCTTTGCCACAATGATGCTTGACCTCGGTACGGACATCTACACCGTGAGCAAGTTGCTGGGACATCGGGAACTTACCACGACACAGATCTACGCAAAGGTGCTTGACAAGAACAAACAGGCGGCGGTGTCAAAGATACCGTCTATATTCAATCAAGAACCGAAGCCGAAAGAGAAGAAACGCAAGGGCAATAAAGAGGGATAGAGAGAAGCGATTCTCGCCTCTCTCTTCTATCCTTCTTTATAGAAGTTCCCGTGTCCTGTAAGCAGCCATTGGGCTGAAACATTATAGTCCTCCACAAGGTAGGTTAGCCAAGCCGTTTGGAATATGTCACGGCTGGGGTCTTTCTCCAGCGAGTTCATGTTCCAGCGGTTTATTTCATGCTCACGGGTGAACGTCTGCTTTCCTCGTATCTTCCTGTCTGCTTTGAGCCGTTGGAGGGCTTCAAAGAAACGCTTTATTATTCGCTGGCTGTCTGCTGTCTGCATAGTTCGTCTGATTTATCGATTGCTTGGTCTATACGGCTGTTTCTCTCCTGCTCCCGTTCAAGTGTGCGCTCCAGCCATTTTGAGCGTACAGAGGGGCTGAAATCGGGCTTCTTGTGACCTGTTATCACTTGCTCATACTCCTGCAGTTCCTCGGGCGACATCACAGGCACGAAGCGTTCAAGTTCGAGGACGGCCTGAATGTGGTTGATAGTGCCTCGGTGTAGGTCGCTTACCTTATCATCCATCAGCATTTCCCCCTCACCCAATAGGAGCCAACGGGCATTTATCTCGGGCAGGGCTGTAAGTATGGCCAGCACGGGCTTCAAGCCGAAATCGGAGCCGTGCAGCAACTTCGCCAAATACTGCGGCTTCCACCCTATCAGTTCGGCAAACTCTTTCTGCCTACCATGTGTTTTATACCTTACTATCTCGCGTAATCTGCTGTTCATCGTCTGACTTGTTTTTAGCGGCCTCTCGCAACGCAAAACCTTTTGCCTTGGCACTTATACAACCAACGGGTAGTTCGTTGAGGAGGCGCAAAATTTGATAAAAATAACTATTGGTCTGTATCGAGTTCCTGTATCTCTATGTCGCTGTTGAGAATGAATGTACCGAGGTCAATATCTCCCACCATGGAATGACTGATACAGAACCTGTCTGCATCATCCCAAGCATGAACCTGTCCGCTGATCGCGTAGAGTTTATTTCCGTCCAACTTCGAGGCCGTCTGTTTATCAACCTTTCCCAAGACCCTAATCTTGATACCCGTATAGATGTCGTTGTCGCCTACATATATGGCAGAACTGCATCTTGTAGCATCAAAGAAAACAGCCAGGCTATCCTTGTTTTCTATCATCTTTACGAATTTGAACCTTACACCGTCCAGCAAGTCAGCAGAACGGCCAACAGCCCTGTTCCCATAGGCGGCTACGGAGTCTTTGACGGAGGCCATAGCAAGATTGTTAGACTGTAGATTTGGGTACTGGCTTACGAGGCCATCCACCCATTGCTCTACAGGTGCTTTTTCGGTTGTCGTATCAACGCAACTTGTGAGGCTCGCGAGAGCCAACGCTAATAGAATAATCTTTCTCATAATCATTTCTTTTCAAGGAGGGTCAGCAGACGGTCTATCTGCTCATCGCGTTTCTTTAACATTTCAAGTTGAGACTCCAGCACGGTCATAAACCGTTCCGTTTCCGTTCCTACCTTAACATTACTGCCACGACCAGCGGAAACGCTTACGCCATTATCCGAAGCGAAAGACGAAATCATTTCACCCTCATTCCCGATAGTCTGTAACAGCCGCAAGGCACTTTCGGGGATAGTCTTCCCCTTTTCCCAATTCTGCACGGTGCGTAGGGTTACACCGCATTTTTCGGCCAAATCTTGCTGTGTTAGGCCGTGTGCTTCACGCAATTTTCTGACATCTACCATAACTTTCTGTTTTACAATGGGTTACAAAAATTTTATAATTTTTTAACGAAATTATTTCGTGAAATGTTTTCGCAATCGGAAATTATTTCATAAATTTGCACCGCAATTCTGAAATTTCCGTGCAAAGATACGGAAAAAGAAATAAAATCGGAAATAAACTGATAAGTAATTGCATATTGTTAAACAAATTTAAGAAAAATGAGTATGGAAGTATTGAAAACTGAACTTCAAAAGGAGCGTGAACAGCGCGACTTTGCCATCTACTCTGATTACGAAAAGATGATGGCAGTAAAAGGTCAGAGTGCTACCGAAGTCGGCAAGTTGCTGATGAAAAAGTACTCTATTCACTCGCTCGGTACTATCTACGTTATCCGTAAGCGTGTCGAGCAGAAACTACAGGAGGAGGGCAAGGCATGACACAGCGTATTCTACCCAAGGCTACCGCTACTCAATGGGCGGTACTGACCCTGCTTTTCCTGTGGGGTTTCGCCTCGTTCCTCGTCATTGCTGGCGAGGAGTCCCCCAGCGACCCACCTATGACGCTGGGCAAGTTCCTCCTTATCAAGGGTGTTGCGCTGGCGAGTTTCGGCCTGTGCCTACTCGTTGGCAAGTATCTCAACCGTAAGGGCTTGCTGCCCGATGTAAAAGACGAATGACCATGAGTGAGGAGGCATTTAACATTCTGACCGCTCGGCTTGACCGCATAGAGCAGTTGACGCTCATAGGCGCGAAGTCGGTACTCAATCTTGACGAGGCCGTGATGATTACGGGGTTGAGCAAAGGACATCTGTACCGTCTCACCTCGGAGCAGCAGATACCTCACTTCAAGAAGTGCAGACACCTGTATTTCAAGAAGTCAGAATTGGAGGACTGGATGCTGGAGCATAAAGTACCTACCAAGGCCGAGATTGACAGCGTTGCTTCAACCTATGTTGCTACCCACTAATCAAAGAATTTTTGTACAATTAAAGTGATTACAATGTAATCGTTTCAAGCGTTTAAGGCAAGAGTCGGGAAGCCGTAAGACCGACATCTGAAATCATCGTAACAATGGAAAATCAAGAAATCATGGTTGTGCCACAGGCTGAAATGCTATCGGCACTCAACCGCTCGGAGGTGGACATTCAGATCGCCACCGCCAAGCAGTACCCACGCGACCTACAGGCGACGCTCAACAAGATTGAGACCTACGCCACTATGGACAAAGAGACTGCCGAGGACTGCTTCTACGTTCTGCGCCGTAAGGGTGCTGGAGGCCAGGAGTCCGTCATTGAGGGCTTGTCAGTCCGTATGGCAGAGATTATTGCTGGCGCATGGGGCAACCTGCGCGTCGCCACCCGTATCATCGGCAACGACGGTAAGATGATAACGGCACAGGCCGTCTGTCATGACCTCGAAACCAACCTTGCTGTCAGTAAGGAGGTCAAGCGCCGTATCACAGACAAATACGGCAAGACTTACTCGGAGGATATGCAGGTTGTCACGGGTAACGCTGCCGCCTCTATCGCGTTCCGTAATGCTGTGCTGGCCGTCATTCCCAAGGCCGTGACAAAGAAAGTCATTAACCAAGTGAAACAGGTGGCTCTCGGTCAGTCTATCGACCTCGAACAGAGCCGTCAGAACCTGTTGCAGTACTTCAACAAGATTGGTGTCACCAAGGAGCAGTTGTTCTTCTACCTCGGTGTTAAGACCCTCGACCAAGTGGATAAGCAGATGGTGTTTGAACTGCGAGCCACGGCCAACGCTATCAAGGAGGGTACTACCACCGTTGAGGAGTCTTTCATCAAGCCGTTCCAACAGGCACAACTCCAGCAGGAGGCCGAAAAGAACAGCAACACCGCACAGGGCAAGGCCGCTGCTGCCATAGCAGCCGCTACGGGTGCTGCACCTGCCAATGTTGATACAGAGACGGGCGAGATTAAGAATGACCCTGCAACAGCAGCCGCTCCTGCACCAAAGAAAACAACCACAACCAAGAAATAACAGCATTATGGAAATCCAAGAAAAGAACATCATTGCCGCCTATAAGGTAGCAGACGAGAACGGCCAGCAGTTGCTCCGTACTCTTTTCCCTGCCGTCGAGTTCGACAAGCAGGAGGTTGATAACCGTCCCGTGACAGAGCGTATCAAGACATTCGACGATGCGCTGGCAGCACTCGGAGAGGATAACCCCTATGTAGCCATGTACCGCACCATTGCTTGCAACTACCATGAGGACGCGGTAACAGCCGCCATGTTTGCCTACGCCAAGTTGCAAGTTGTCGTAGCCGCTCTCAATGAGGGCTGGGAGCCTGAGTTCTCAGAGAATGAATACAGATGGTACCCTTGGTTTTATCTGTACACCGAGGAGGAACTTGCCGAGAAGTCAGAGGATTGGAAAAAGCGTCATGCGTTGATTGAGTTAGGCGACAAATACAAGAAAAGTGCGCTTTGCGGCTTCGCTTATGCGCACTCGACTCTCGCCCCCTCGTCTGCGTCTGCGTACTTCGGCTCCCGCCTTTGCTTAAAGGACGAAAACACGGCCTCGTACTGCGGCACGCAGTTCGCCGACCTGTGGGCTGATTTCTATCTTATCCGCAAGTAACTTTCAGCTGGGGAGGGCTGGCCGCGTGTGCTGGCTCTCCCTCGCTCATTCAATTATTAAATAACTTTTTTAACAGCATTTCAATTATGGAAATTCAAGAAAAATTCAAAGCCATTGCTGACGAATGGGTTGGCAAGGAAGATGAGAACAGGAACCGTGTAGTTGTAGTCATTACCGTTGACAAGGATACTATCGGAGGTGTTGTTCAAGGCAAGGCCTCGTTGGCCGTTGACGCTTTCACTCACATCATCGAAGACGAGGACAAAAAGAACTCGTTAGGCAGGGTAATTCGCAGGGCACAAACTCGTGCCGCTCTGCGTCATTTCAGCGGCTTGCTTGATAAGTTATTAGGCCATGTCGATGAAACCAGCGAGGAGCAAAAGGAGGAGGCCGAGGAACAAACCGAAACGACTGCCAAGGAGCAGGGAGAGGAGGCCAGCCATGAGTAATACAATCATCAGACCGCAGAGCCGCGAGGAGTGGCTGCAAGTGCGCGAGAAAGGTATCGGTAGCAGCGAGATTGCTACCATAGTCGGCTTGAACCCGTGGGAAACACCCTATCAGTTGTGGAGACGCAAGTTAGGCATTGACCCACCCAAGCAGGAGAATTTCGCCATGAAAGCAGGTCACTATTTGGAGGACGCTGTTGCGCAGTTTTGGCATGACGAGACAGGCCAGGACATCATCAAGTCAAGTGCTGGGGACTGGCTCATTCGTGACGATGAACGTCCGTTCCTGCAGGTTAGCCCCGACCGTACCTATTGGCTGGCTGGTATGCCGAAGAACAACGCCAACAAGGGTATTCTTGAATGTAAGACTACACAGAAGTCTATCGACGCTGACGATCTGCCCAAGCATTGGTTTTGCCAAGTGCAGTATCAACTCGGTGTTGCAGGGCTACAGAAAGGCTCGTTGGCTTGGCTGTGCAGCGGTCGCGAGTTCGGCTACAAAGACCTCGCTTTCGTTCCCGACTTCTACGGCTGGCTCGTCGAGGAGGCCGAGAAGTTTTGGAAAGACAACATCGAGGGCAAGCAGGAGCCGTCGGCTGTCAGCGTTCAAGATGTCCTGTTGAAGTACAACCGCCATACCGACGGCAAGGTGCTGGAGGTTGGGGAGGAAGTCTTCGCGGCTTATCAAGACCTCAAAGATGTGCGCAAGCAAATTGACGCGCTGGAGGAGCGCAAGGAAACGCTGGAGGGTCGTATCAAGTTGGCTTTCGGTGACGCGGAGGCCATTAGTTACGGAGGTGATACGCTGGCTACATGGAAAGCCCCGAAAGCCTCCAAGAAGTTCGACGCTAAAGCATACCAAGCAGAACACCCCGACCTCTGCGCACCGTACTTTGTTGAGTCGCAGGGAGCGCGTCGTTTCCTGTTAAAGTGAGTAACGCTATGAGTATGCGAGAACAACGCGAGGAGTGGCTGAAAAAGCACCCTAAAGCAACCCCCGAGGAGGCTTGGACTGCTGGCTACTTCACTTCAACCGAGAATTGGGTGCAGCAGAAGCGGTAGCATACCCGACCAACAACCGAATTACAGCAATGAGAATAGTTAGCAACGACATTATGCCCCGTGCATGGGTGGAGCAAGCCGAAAGACGCTCCAACGCAATGCTGTTATGCGTGGTTAGCCCTACGCACGGGGCTTTTTATAGTAACCGAAAGACAGTATGATAACATTACGAGAAAACCAAGTCGAGCCTATCGACAAGGCTATCAAGTTCTTCCGTGAGGAGCATCCGAGACCCAGCCTCATTGTGCTGCCTACTGCATGGGGCAAGTCTATTCTCACGGCTTACGTCGCCAAGTACAGCGGTGAGCACCTCATCGTCTTGCAGCCGTCCAAGGAACTGCTGGAGCAGAACTATACCAAGTACTGCACCCTGTGCGGAGGCTTCGGCATGAACGCTGGCATTTTCTCTGCCTCCTGCGGACGGAAAGAGATTATGCCAATAACTTATGCAACCATAGGCTCAATCAAGGCTCTCGGAGCAAAATTCAAGCAATTAGGCTTCAATAAGATGCTCATTGACGAGGCACACCTATACCCCCGTGAGGCTGACAGCATGTTAGGCCGTTTTCTAAAGGACAGCGGCATTACTCATGTGCTGGGTATCACGGCCACCCCCGTCAAGTTGCAGACCAACCGCGATCTGAACGGTAACAACTTCTCAAAGTTGGTCATGCTTACCTCCAAGAGCAAGAAAGGCAATTTCTTCAAGGACATCTTACACGTCGGGCAGGTATCGGAAATGGTACGGCTCGGCTTTTGGTCGCCTCTGTCCTACACCTCGTCTGCCTTTGACGAGTCGCTGCTGGTATTCAACTCCAGCAAGTCGGAGTACACAGAGGAGAGCGTGAAGATAGCCTATGACGCTAACGGTGGACTCCAGCAGGTGTGCGACGCTATATCATCACACCCAGAGCGCAAGCATATCCTCGCCTACGTTCCGTCCGTGCAGGATGCTATAGACCTTGCAGCCGTCTATCCCAATTCGGGAGTGGTGTACGGGGAACAAGACAAGAACGAGCGCGAGTCCGTGATACGACGCTTCAAGGCTGGCCAGCTTCGCGTCATCTTCAATGTGCGCGTCCTTTCTACGGGCTTTGACTACACGGGTATTGACTGCATCGTGCTTGGTATCAGTACGGCCAGCATAGCCCTCTACTATCAGATTATTGGCCGAGGAACACGTATAGACCCAAACAAGTACGACTGCCTGGTAGTTGACTTGGGCGGCAACGTGAAACGCTTCGGACGGGTCGAGGACATCACTTTCGAGCAGGGCAAGATGTGGCGCATGTTCGGCACAGGCGGTCGCCTCCTGTCGGGCATACCTATCCATGACATCGGCAAGTACACCCGTGCTGACACCGAAGCCGTGGACGCTCGCGCTGTCGCACCTATCGAGATTATGCCCTTCGGTAAGTACAAAGGGGACAAAATCAAGGACATTCCCCGTGACTACCGTCAATGGATGATACGCACGTTTGAATGGAACGAGCGCAACGACAAACTTCGCAAATCAATAATAGCAACGATGTAATATGAGAAATACGGTAATTTTCTACAAGGATTGGCACGAGGCCATTAAGGAGTTTTCGCCTGATGAACGCCTCAAAGCATACGACGCTATCATGCAGTACGCATTCGATGATGTTATCCCAGCCGACAAGTTCATCCGCGTGGCTACGGCTCTCATGCGCTCAACTATCGACCGTGACAATAACAAGTATGAGGAGAAATGCGAGCGCAATCGCCGTAATATCATGAACCGCTGGCGCAAGCGTATTGAGGCCGAGGACAGCAAGACTACGGACGCTACACCCGTAAACGAGCCTATACGACCGAATACGACCGCTACCGATAATAGTAATGATAATGAGAACGATAACGGAAATGAGAATGATAATGAGCCTACCACTAAAGTAGTAGGCGATACCAAGAAAAAAGAAAAAAAGAGCATAGAAAAAAAGAAAGTCGCTGACGCTCCTACGCGCTTTCAGAAGCCCAAAGTTGAAGAGGTAGCCGCCTACTGCAAGGAACGTGGCAACTACGTTGACGCACAGCATTTCGTGGACTTCTACGAGAGCAAGGGCTGGAAAGTGGGCAACAGTCCTATGAAAGACTGGAAAGCAGCAGTGAGGACTTGGGAGCAGCGCGACGGGCGCGCTCGTAAGCCAGCACCAAAGGGCGTGACCCTCGGAGTGGGCGAATGGATAGACGAGCAGGGAGTGCGTCGCTACGGGTCGGGAAAGTACACCGCTCCCCTCAATGCCCCAGCCCGTCCGAGCGAGAGCAGTTTTTGGAGTGCAGAAACCAATAGTTGGATTACAGGCGTATGAAAAACTACAGCGACTACGGGATTGATATTCCCAATGGCAAGCGGACAGGCAAAATCAAAGTGTTCTGCCCCAACTGCCGAAACCAGCGTCACGACAAGCGCGACAAGTCCCTGTCTGTTGACCTCGACAAGGCCGTTTGGAACTGCCACTATTGCGGCTGGGCTGGCCACCTCGAACATACAGAGGAGGAAAAGAAGCAATGGATGCAGCAGCAGTCATGGTACAACCCAGCACAGGTGCGCAGGGAAAAGCCCGTCTATAAGAAGCCGAAGCCAAGGCCGACGGCTCCCATGTCAGCCAAGGCTCTTGCTTGGTTTAAGGGTCGTGGTATCAGCGAGGCTACCCTGCTGGCAATGAAAGTCACAGAGGGGCTGGAGTTCATGCCACAGAACAATGCGAACTCCAATACGGTGCAGTTCAACTACTTCAAGGACGGGGAACTGATAAACACCAAGTTCCGCACGGGTGACAAGAAATTTAAGATGGTGTCGGGAGCCGAACTGCTGCCCTACAATATCGACGGTATCAAGGGAACAAAGGAGTGCATTATCACAGAGGGCGAAATGGACGCTCTCTCGTTCTACGAGTGCGGACGGCATGACGTGGTATCAGTACCCAACGGAGCCAATGCCAATCTGACATACCTCGACGATTACATAGAGGACTACTTCGACGATAAGGAAACCATCTACATCGCCAGCGACACCGATACCAAGGGCGTACAACTGCGCGACGAACTCCTGCGACGCTTTGGTGTGGAACGCTGTCGAGTGCTGGAGTATGGGGAGGGCTGCAAGGACGCTAACGAACACCTGCAGAAGTATGGACGGGAAAGCCTGTTGCAATGCCTCGCCAATGCTCCCGAAATCAAGTTGGAGGGAGTTTTCTCTGTGAGCGACTTTGAGACCTCGCTGGACGCTATCTTCGAGTACGGTCTGCAAAAGGGCGTTACCATAGGGCATGACAACTTCGACAAACTCTGCTCCTTTGAGACCAAACGCCTGTGCATCGTCACGGGTATTCCTGGTAGTGGTAAATCGGAGTTCATCGACGAGATCGCGGAGCGTCTGAATATGCGCTACGGCTGGAGGTGGGCTTATTTCAGCCCCGAAAATGCACCGCTGGCCTACCATGCAAGTAAACTCATTGAGAAGTTCACAGGACACCATTTCAGCCAAAAGACGCTGCCTCTACCCGAATACAGACAGGTCAAGCAGCACCTCGAAACGGACTTTTTCTTCATCAGCCCAGCAGCCGACTACAAGGTTGACAGCATACTTGAACGTGCCAAGTTCCTTGTGCGACGTAAGGGTATCAAGGGGCTTGTCATTGACCCGTACAACCGCTTGGAGAATGAGGCTGGCGGTCGTTCTGAGACGCAGTACATCAGCGGCCTGTTAGACAAACTGACTAATTTCGCCCAGCAGAACGACATTCTCGTAGTACTCATGGCGCACCCCACAAAGATGAGCAAGAACAAGGAGGGACAAATCGAGGTGCCGACGCTCTACGACATCAGCGGCTCTGCTAACTTCTATAACAAGGCTGATTTCGGCCTCGTAGTACACCGCGACCGTATCAATAACACCGTTGAGGTACGGGTGCAGAAAATCAAGTTCCGACACCTCGGAGAGGTCGGGACGGCTTTCTTCAAATACAACATCAATAATGGACGCTATACCCCCTATGTGCAGGGTGTGGAGCCACAATGGGACAACAGCAACCACCTCATAGCAGACCAGCAGCAGCGACAGATAGAGGCTGCGGAGGCCGCGCAGTTTGACTTCGATACGTTCATGCCTAACGACGAGGAGTGCCCATTCTAACAGAGACATTTCATTAACAACCAAATATACAGCAATATGAGTAAAATCAAGTTACTTTACATCGACCTGTTCTGTGGTGCTGGAGGCACTTCAACAGGTGTAGAACGGGCAAGGCTCGACGGTGACAAGTGCGCCAAGGTCATAGCCTGTGTCAATCACGATCCGCACGCGATAGCCTCTCATGCGGCCAACCATCCCGACGTGCTGCACTTCACAGAGGACATCCGCACCCTCGACCTCCTGCCGCTCGTCAATCACGTTATCAATATGCACGATAAGTACCCCGACGCGAAGCTGGTGTTGTGGGCTTCGCTGGAGTGTACCAATTTCAGCCGTGCCAAGGGAGGCCTCCCCCGTGACGCTGACAGCCGCACCCTTGCAGAACACCTGTTCCGTTACATCAAGGCTCTACAGCCCGATTTCATCCACATAGAGAACGTGGAGGAGTTTATGTGCTGGGGCGACCTCGACGAGAACGGAAAGCCTGTGAGCAAGGAACAGGGCAAGTGCTACATGCGCTGGCTCAACAAGGTATGCTCCTACGGCTACGACTTCGACTATCGCATACTGAACGCTGCCGACTACGGGGCTTACACCTCACGCCGTCGGTACTTCGGTCAGTTCGCAAAGAAAGGACTGCCGATAGCGTTTCCCGTACCGACCTACTCCAAGCAGGGAGGGACTGACCTGTTCAACACCTACAAGAAATGGAAGCCCGTGCGCGAGGTGTTAGACCTCAATGACGAGGGCGAGTCCATCTTCTGCCGTAAGAAGCCGCTGGTGGAGAAAACGCTGGAGCGTATATACGCTGGGCTGGTCAAGTTTGTGGCTGGCGGCAAGGAGGACTTTCTTGTGCGCTACAATACCGTGCGGCCACAGGACACCGTGAAATCGCTTGACGAGCCTTGTGGGGTGCTTACCTGTGACAACCGCTTCGCCAAGACCAAGGTGCAGTTCCTCTCCAAGCAGTACAGCGGCAACCCGAAAGACAAGAACATCAGCATTGAGCGGCCAGCAGGTACGGTAACGTGCCGCGACCACCATGCTTTCCTAACGGCCTACTATGGCAACGGCTTTAACACCTCGCTCGAAAAGCCAGCCAATACCATACCTACCAAGGACAGAATGGCACTCGTTACGAGCGAGTTCCTGGAGCAGAATACAGGTGCAGACCGTTTTCTGATGAACCCTCAGTTTGCCAGCGCAGGAGGCAGCATAGACAAGCCCTGTTTCACGCTCATAGCCCGTATGGATAAGATGCCCCCGTACCTCATCAGTACCGACAAGGGTGTTGGTATCAAGATATACCCAACAGACAGCCCCATGACCGTGAAGATAAAGCATTTCATGGCCGCTTACGGTATCGTTGACATCAAGATGCGAATGCTCAATATAGGCGAGTTGAAACGCATTATGGGCTTCCCCGACTCCTACGTTCTCATTGGCACACAGGCCGAGCAGAAAAAGTACATCGGCAATGCCGTTGAGGTGAACATGAGTAGCGCGTTATGCACTGCTCTCTGTCAGAAACTAACCCAAAGAGCAGCGGTGTAATCATGGATAAGGTAACAATCAACGGGACGGTGATGAAAATGGAGTTGCAGGATGCCGAGGTTATCAACTACGGTACAATCATGCACCTTGCAGGGTCGAATGTCTCTGTGCGGAACAATGGTACAATCATGCACGGTGGAGGTCAGACCCGAATTGTTTACCGTGACCGCTACATAACGAACCCACAGGCAGAAGCGGAAGTGCGGCGGCTGAAAGAGGAACTTGACAAGGCCAAGCGGAAACTCACATCGGCCTATGCCGAGGTAAGAACCCTGCGCGAGCGTGTTAAGGTGCTGGAGGCAACCCCGAAAACTGACGTTCGGGCAAAACAGATCGCGGAGCGTCTGCAATGCGCCTTGGAGGTGAACCATGAACAGGCGAAGCGTATCAAGGAGTTGGAGCGCGGCGTGTGCGACTCCTACCTACAGCAGCAAATCGACCCGTGGGACATTCGCCCAACCAAGGAGCAATGCGCAAGGCTCCTGCGGAGAGTGGAGAGTTACATAGATTTTGAAGAAAACATTTAATCAAACAGCAGTATGAAAACAGGACAGACAATTAGCAAGGCTGACGAGGTACGGGCATTACTCGCCTCGTTGAACAGGACGCTGGAACAGGAGGGCTTCTACCTCCGTTCCGTACATTTTGACCGCGACGAGCAGACGGACGCGCTACAGAACATCAGGTTAAACTACATGGAGAGAAAGGAGGCCGACCATGCCGATTAAGCCAGAGAACAGGAGCCGCTACCCCAAGGATTGGAAACAGATACGCGCCTCCATACTCAAACGGGCAGACAACCGCTGTGAGTTCTGCGGAGTACCGAACTACACCATACGGGAAAACGGCTCAAAGGTGGTGCTGACAATAGCACACCTCGACCACACCCCCGAGCATAACGACCCCTCAAACCTCCGTGCGCTCTGTCAGAAGTGCCATAACAGGTACGACGCTCCACATAGGGCTGAGACGCGCAGACAAGCCAAGAAAGGAGGTGAGGCATGACACTCCATGTCATAGGCTGCATTGAGGAATATACTTCCTACGGCTGGGAGATTATACCGCTCTACTTCCCTTACATCTGCCGTCTGCGCTCTCGCACGGACACGTTCAAACAGGCCTATTGGCTGCGCATCCGTAGTAACCCGACCCGTCGCAACTACCACTAACGGGAGCCACACAGAAACGGCTCGAAATTATACGCATTATTCAACTCAAAATATACGCAAGCAATGAAGAAAAAGCAGCAAGAGGGGCTTTTCGACAATGACCCCGTTATGAAGTGTAGGGACTCGCACGGACGCTTTGCCACTCCCGAACGAGCCTATGCAGACAAGGCAATCAAGGAAAACAACTACCTACGGCTGGAGCGCGAGAAATACCTGCGAGCCTACCTGTCTGCCGCCAGCATGGCCTCTCATTGGCACAGGAAGTACCTCGAACTGCAAGAGAAAGTGAAATCAATCTTATAACAAATCATTCATCAAAATGGCAAAGACAACAAAAAAGGACTCCTGTAAAAAGGAGAAAGTACAATGGAAGCGTCCGCAGGACATCAAGGTCACTCGGACTGCCGACCCCAAGAAGATGCTCGAACACTACCTGGCCGAAGATGTCTTCAAGAAGTGGACTGAGGACTTCATCGACGAGGACACCAAGGAAACCGTAAGCATCGAGCGCAAAGAGAAGCTGTTCAAGCGCGGCACATACCTCTCCAACGACAAGGTGTCACAGGTGCTGTTCTACATACAGGCACAGGACATCAAGGACGTGCTCATCGCCAAGACGCTCTACGACGTTGAACGCTTCATTACAAACAGCCTCGTTCCTTGGGAGGTGAACGTGACGGCCAACACCAGCAACGGTGCCACTCTCAAACAGCAGTACCTCGTTCGGGCGCAGAGCGTCGAAAAGGCAATAGAGGTGTCAATGGAGTATGCAGGTATGTACCTCGGACTTTCGGGCTACACCACTATCCGACAGGTCAAGTTCTGCGACTACTACATCATCGAGGACGATGACGAGTGCATACCCGAAAACGCCCCCGACAATCCCGACACCGACTATGACTACTATAAGGTCACGGTGCAGAGCCGTTTCTTCTGTGACCTCGACGATGATGTAGAGAAGACCAACTACACCTATATCATCAAGTCGCAGGACGTGGGCGAGGCCAAGGAGCGCATCACGGACTACTGCCGCAAGAAGTGGGAGGAGGAGTTGAAGAACCCCCGTAACTCGTTTGTCGTGCTGAAAGGCCAGCCATACGAGACGGACGGCGTTGTTCCTCTGTCCTACTGCGAACTCTATCACGAAAAGCAAGAGTACTAAATCACTCATATTGTTTCACATTCAAAACCCATTACAATTATGGCAAACTTTGGTATTAGAATTGACCTGCTGAAACTGCAGGGCGCGTTTTTGAGAAATCTCAAAGGCAAGGCCGAGACGAAACGCTGTCTCATCATCCCCGTTGACGATGACCCCAGCCTGTTCCTCGGAGAGAAAGGCTGCTACCTCAACATGACGGCCATCGAGTTAGAGAACCCCCAATACAAGGACACCCACATGATTAAGGGCGACTTGCCAAAGGAGGTGCGCGAGGCCATGACCGACGAGCAGCAGCGAGCAACCCCAATCCTCGGCAACCTGCGACCTATCCAGCCCAAGCCACAGGCCACCATGAACGTAGGCGGCGAGGCTCCCTTTGAGCAGATAGACGCTGACGGTGAC